TGCAAACGCTGGATCGGTATATATTCGTGGCGGTGATGCCGATAATGCTGAGAACAGCGATGCTGGCGATGTAAACATCTATGGTGGCGATGCATCTACTGGCATTGGCGACAGCGATGGTGGTTCTATTACATTACAAGCTGGCGATGCCGCTGAAACTGGTGAAGCTGGTAGTGTTTACATCCTTGGTGGCAATAGTGGAACTGGAGATGGAGATGGAGATGCAGGTGACATTGAAATCACTGCTGGTAATTCAAACGCCACTACAGATTTAGAAGGCGGAGACATCCGTATCAAAGCTGGTAATGGCACAGTTGATGGTCGTGGTGGTGACTTGAGTTTGACTACTGGTAATAGCGTTGGTACTGATCGTGCTGGCGATATGTTTCTTACTTGTGGCACTAATTCTGGTTCTGGTAGAAATGGTCACATTTATATTCAAAGTATGCCAATCATGCCAGTATATGCAAATGCTACCGCAAGAGATGCTGCTGCTGGTACTGCAACCAACGGCATGTTTTGTTACAACACAGCGACAAGCAACATAGAAGTCTATGTTGGCGGTGCATGGAAGAGTGTGGATGTAACTGCGATTGTTTAATGTAATTTTTGAACGGCTTCAATAAATATTTGAAGCCGTTCAAACAAACTTAGTCTTTATGTTAAGCTAAGTTTATTGTAATTGGTTTTTTATATACAAAAGGAGATTATTATGGGAGCTACAACTAATGAAGGAACAGGACAAGGTTCTGCGGCAAACATCAAGCCATTGGTGCTCAATGGTTCTGTTAAAACAGTAAATATCGAGCCAAATGCTGTGACCGCAGCGAAGCTCGACAACAACGCGTTGTCGAAAGCACCATTCGTGCTTGATGTTGCGACAATAACCATTGATTCTAGCAAGGCTGGAATTCCTTTGGTTTTCACTAGGGCAGCAGGTGTTGTCGTTACTCTTCCGGCAGCTACTGGAACTGGCGACATTTATAAGTTTTATGTTAACACCACTGTAACCAGCAACAGCTACAAGATTCAAGTGGCTAATGCAACGGACATTATTTCTGGCTTGGCTCTTGCCGATGACGGAGAGGGCGATGCGGCAAATGGCTGGCCGACTACTTCAACCACTGATACCATTACATTGGATGGCTCCACCAAGGGTGGCATTAAAGGCGATAGTCTTGAGATAATAGATATTGCTTCTGGTCAATTCTGCGTAAAGGCATTCCTTACGAATAACGGAACCGAGGCTAGTCCTTTCAGTGCAGCAGTTTCCTAATTTCAATTAGGTCTGCGTTTTGGTTTTCTCCAAGATGCAGACCTATTCATTTTATAATTTAAAAAAGACAATGCATTTGAAACGCATTGTCTTTTTTTGTTCACAAAGCCTACATATTGTAGAGGTGAAAAAATGGGTGCTTCAAGCGTTACTGGAATAGGGAATGGTTCTGCGCTCAAGGGAAACACGGAGATGTCCAAGGTCCCATTGAGCATAACGAACCTGGTCGGACCCAAAATAGCCGCTGCCGGCAAAGAATCCATGAATGAGAGCGAAATTGCCGTCGAGTTTACGGCGCCCTCGGGGAACATCGGGGACTACGCCGTGTTTCTCCAATCGAGCGACGCTGGAGGGGCTCACTTGTCCAGGGATCTCGGCATGGTCGATGGCTCGAACTGGGGGTTCTCCATATTCTCAGCCAAAAAATCCTCAGTCAGCTGGATGGTGGTCAAGCTCGGTCTGGCTTAATCGTCCTTGTCCTTGAACTTGAGGTGCTTGTCGGACCACTCTATAGCCATGTGCAGACCCCTTGCCAGCAGACCGACCAGATGAGTCGGGTTTCCGTTCCCCTCTATCGATATGTTGTCCTTGCTGTTGTCTTCCATCCACACGAAGGCGAAGGTGAGGTTCTTCCTTCTCTTCAGTTCCTTCGAGATCTGCTTTATGGTGACCAGCGAAAGGTCCGGTATGCCGGAGCTGTCGTATTTCGGCATCTTGCTCAGTTCGACGTATTTCCTTATCTTCGCCGAGAATATCTTGATTTGCTTTTCCTTCTGGTCATGGAAGACAAGCTGGTAAGCCGTCTTTTCCTGGTCGATGGGATGCGTCATCGGCATCATCTTGACTATGCTGTCGTTCGATATCTCGTCGACGAGTGCAGTCATGAACGCCACCGAATGCTCGGAGTCGCACGAGAACAAAACCCAGGTCGTAGGCTCGGATTCGCTCTGTATTACGGATAAGCCGTCCAACCCGGAAATCTCGTCTATGAAAGACTGGAAATTGTTTTTCATCATACCTCCATGATTTTAGAGTCTCCTATCGCCCTGATCATTTTGATCAGGTGCTTGCACATCCCTTCGGACTTGCTCGCGTTCGCCACTCTTCCGATTCCTTTCGATTCATACTTTCTTCTTTTCCTCCCGTACAGGCTCTTGTCCACATGGTCGTAGAAGTTGAATCTCCAATTGAAGTCGGGACATTCGCACCTGACCAGAATCTCGCTCGACCACAGGCTTATCCTCTCCAGAAGGTATTTGTTCGTGTCGCTTGCCAACAACTCCACCGAGGTTCGGCTTTTCGACTCTAGGTACTTCACCCCCTTGAAAAGGACGCTTGCCTTGTACTCGTTCTGGTTTTCCATGTTCTTCGCCAGACCCTTGACATACAAGGTTTTCATGCCCACGAACGGTATCCACCCCATTTCGGCTATCCTTATCATGTCCGTGGAATTCTGTCTTTTTCCCGTCCCGGGAAATGCCTCAACTGTACTCTTATAAAGTTCGATTGCCGTAGATTCTTCAATTTTTACGAAATCATGAAACCCCATAACTTATTTATGTATAAGGGTGCGTTGTATGAAAGAAAATTCTGGGGAAATGGAAATAAATAAACCGATTCCGGAAGGGAAGAAGCGGTTCGAGATGAGAATGCATCCCGGGAAGAACGGAAGCGTGAAGCAAGGCGTGTTCATAGACGGCGAGCTTCTCGACTGGTCCGTCGAGGTCGCAGACATATTCGAGGCTCGCAAGATGGGTCCGAAGTTCATGCAAAGCGTCAAGATGGACATAGTGAGGCATTTCCTTCAGTCCGTATCGGAATTTTTGAACAGGAAGATTTCGGTCGAAGAGTTGAACGAAGCGAAGAAAAACGGATACATTTGATCCAATCGGGATTGGCGGCTGCTTTTAGATGCTCCCGTAATAAAGGGGGGTGATTTCACTTCTGAGGAGTACCGAGCCGCCAAACCGGTTGCAGTTCTAGAAAAACCAGCCGGACTTGATCTTTTTCTCGAACAATCTCGCCATCACCGACTCGTTGGCGTCCTGTTCCTTGTGCGTGAACATTCTGAGGAATTTCGCGAAGTGAAGGTGGTCCGCCGCCTTCTTCGAGAAGTGCTTCATGAAATAGTCCTTGGCTTCCGCTGGCTTGCTGAAACCGCTGAAATCCCCGTCGCTCCCGTCTCCAGCCTTGCCGTATATTGCCGACTGTAGCCTGTCCAGGGCTTTCTGAGCGACCGGTTTCTTCTGGTGCTGCTCCTTTGCGTACGCCCCGAGCGCACCCATGTCCATACCCGGCTTCGCTTCCTCATCGGGAACCTCGACTCCTCCTTCCTCCGATCCTTGTTCCGGCTGCTCCGGTTGCTCGGCAGCCGGCGTTTTCGAGTTCACGAGCATGGTGGACAGGGATTCTATGTCGTTGCTCAAATTCTCCAGTTCCGTGCCTCCGAGGTATTGCGAGAGCTGGTTCAGGTCCTTGACGGCTGCGTCTATGGACTTCAAGTCGTATTGGCGGTATTTGTCGGAACTGGAAGATCTGTATCCGCTCTGGAATGCGTCCCCCCACGAGCCGTCTCCTCCTCCGAAAGCCCTTTTAGCCATGGACCCAAGACCGCCCCAAATCCCGCTCAGCCCAGCCGAGATGCCCTCGCTCTCGTTAAGGTAGGATCCCTCGGATATGTACCAGTCGACGAACTTGGACGGGTCCACGCCCGATTCGTGCAAAAGTTCGCAGAACTCGCGGATCCTGGTCTCCGTCAGTCTTTTCCCGATATGGTTGACGGAGCCCCATTCCGCGGAGCCGACGTCTGGTCCGGCGGAAGCCCTGGCTTTGCTGTCCGCAGCCCTCCTTTGCGCCTCGGCTGCAGCCGGATCCAATGGCAGTCCGGGAGAGAATGGGGCGGGGCGAGCCGGTTGGGCTGGCTGGGCTACCTTGGGCTGGGCGACCTTGAGCTGAGCCTCGTACTGGTTGAGCTTTTGTATCAAGCCGCTGAGGGCGTCCTGCACGTCCTTGCTTCCGAGTATGCCTCCCCTTGAACCCCTCTTGAAGAGGTCCTCGAGGGACTTCTTCACCTTCACGCTCAGTCCGTGAATGCTCTGCTCTGGTTGCTGTGCCAGTTCCGCCATCGCGGGATTCGGTTGCGGGTTCGGCTGAGGGGTCATGGCGGTTCTCACGTTCTGTATCCCGGAGCCTATAGCCTGACCGGCTCTCTGAGCCATGCCAGCCACGGTCTGCCCGGCTTTCCTCAACCCAGCCCCCATGTTGTAGGCGAAACCAGCCTCGTTGAGGCTCATCTCGATTTCGAGCCACGAGGATGATTCGGCGACGACGTCTTCGGAGTTGATCCCGATCGCGAAAAGCCACTCGACGAAGTTTTCCGTGCATATGTCGTTGCGTTCCATGATGACGAAGCATTGCTCGGCAAGTTTCATGGTTCTGTCTCGTGAAGAGAAATCCCTGTAGTTTATCATTGTCTTGTTCCCTTTATTTCGAATTCCCTGAGCCACAGCTGGTATATCAGCGTCTGTGGCGTTTTGCTTTCCTTATATATGAACGAAAGCGATCCTTTGGTGTCGTCGTCCCAAGATTTAAGCCAATTAATTGGACTGAAGTACGATTGGTTGTTGAGGAACAGGCTTTCGGAGCCCCTTATGGAGCTGGTTATGCCTATCACCTTGTGGTTCTCCCTCGTGAAAAGCGGACCGCCGGAATCGCCGAATATTGTGTAGCAATTGCTCCTCATGAAGCCCTTGAGCTTCTGCGGCTGCCTGGTCTCGACGGAAGTTATCTGCCCGTCATCCATGCGGACGTCGTCGCCCAGACCGTATCCTATCTTGAATACGTTGGTCCCGAAATAAACGTCCCCGTCCATGTCCATGTCCACGCACGGCATGGCTCGGTCGGAAAGGAACACGAGGACGGCCATGTCGCGGGAAGGACTGACGCCGTACACCATGGCTTGATAAACCTGGAAATCCTTGAGGCGGGACCATTTCTCGTAGGTCCCGACGCTTACGTTTACGGACGAGGACACGTTCTCGACGTTGTGCGATGCCGTGACGACCGCGTTGAGGAACCTGTCGCCTATGGTTTTCGACGGGTGTTTCCATGATTTGACTATGAAACCGCTTGCCACAGCCTGACCCGGTGTCTTTTTGCAGTCGTCGCAGTCGCAGGATGATTTCTCGTAGCTTATCTTGACTGTCGGATACAAACTTTTATCGTGTAGTTTTTTGTCTGGCTGGACACTAAATACGAGGAAAGGCAGAAGGAACAACATAAGGCTTTTCATTTTTTATCCTTTGGAGGTATCATGGACAGGAGTTTCCTATACGGTATCATAGTGTTGCTGGCACTTACCGACTCGATAATATATATACAAAAGACAGATCCAGGTTTTATAGCCAATTTGCTCCCCTTCAAGGAAGGCGACGATGGCTGGAAATCCAAGGAGCCGGGTTGGGAAGCCAAGCCGGGAGACGAGAAGAAAGACAAGAAGACCGAACCGGAGAAGCCGGCTCCCGACAAGAAGAACGAACTTGTTCCCGGGGAGGGGAAAGCCGACGAGAACGGCAAATGCCGCCCGTTCAGGTTCTGGAATAGGTCCAGGAACTGAGGCGAATAAAGGATTTTGAATCCAAAGCCCCCGGTCGGGGGCTTTTTTTTTGGTCTTGTTCTCTATTATGTCATGGAAAACTGCTACTTCTACATAGACGGCGATGACGACAACAAGCGCGTGCGCGTGATATGTGTCGGGTGCCACGATAGCAAGCACAAGGTCGGATGGTTTTATGACGCGGAAAGGCAAGGATATGGTCCTTTCGATTACATTTGCAGCAAGTGTGAAAGGACGATACACTCGCAGCCGAAAGAGAAAGATGAAAATAAACAAGTCGCTACTTAAGCCCTCGAGGGACAACGATTACCTTGTCGAGTGGATCATCGACGAACTCCCGGAAGACTACCCTTCGCTCATATATGTCGATGCGTTCTGCGGGAACATCAACGTGTTGCTGCACAAGGAGAAGTCGAGGATAGAGGTCATAAACGACACGGACGAGGGCATGACGCAGATACACAGGGCTATACGGGACGAGAACAAGGATTTCTCGAGAAGGCTCAACTCGATAAAGTGCAACAACGAGACTTTCCAGAAGTTCTTCGCGAACAAGGACAAGAAGTACGAGGACTACCTCGAGAAAGCCATCAACGAGTTCGTCCTGAGGAAGCTCAGCAAGGGCGAGGAGAAGAAGATGTTCTCGAACAAGAAGATAGACTGGAAGAAGATAGCGAAGGAAATCATGCTGCTCAGGGTCAGGCTCCAGGAGACATTCATCATGAACAAGGACCCGCTGGAGATCATCGGGAAGTTCAACCACTACGACGCGATCATGTACTGCGACCTTCCGAAGAACCTCAAGGAGCAGCAGTACACGAAGATGTCCAGCATGCTTTCGAACTTCTGCGGCAAGGTGCTGGTGAGCTGTTCCGACCACAAAATGTACAAAACCTACTTCCCGACATGGAACCTGAGGAGAAAAATGTTCCCCGGTATAAATAAGATGAAGCTGGAGTACATCTGGAAAAACTATTGAGGTGAACATGAAGTGCCAATTCGAAGACTGCGAAAAAGAAGCCCGCAAATGCGTTCGTAAGGACAAAATAAGCGGCGGCTACGCCAGGAAAAATGATTTCTGGCATTGCGGCGAACACCACGAGGACGAGTTGAGTTCAATACTTGAGAGCGAACAGCTTTCCATGCAGATAAAAAACCCGTTCGTCGACGCCAAATGCCGATCCAAAATGAAGCCGAAGACCGATAGATAGGTCATGGACATGCCATCATTCAAAGACTGGATTTACGGCGAGGCTCTGGACACGGAACAGCCGGCAGGCATAGTTCCCGGATTGACCGGGGACAACACGGACATAGGAATCAGGAGCAAGAGCTCGACTGACCAGATGCCCGCGGTCAAAGAGCCGGACATAGATCCGAACAAGATGTTCAAGCCCAAAGAAATAAAAAATAAAAAATACTATTCAAAAAAAGGACGATAATGGTTTCTTTCTGCAAGCTTATGGAAAACATGGAAAGGAACTCGAGGGTTGAGGAGGACAAGGCTGTCTTGGCCATAGAGAAAGGTCTTGAGGCTGACGGGGATTTCTGGGAGAAGTTCAAGGGGATGCTGCACAACACGTCCGGTCTTTCTTCCCTGCTCGGGGTTTCGGAGGACAAGATAGCGACCTGGCACAAGAAGATCCAGGAGGCGGAAGACCGAAACAACGCCAAAAAGAACAAGATAGAAGTCGGCAAGAACAAGAAAATAATCTGAAGGCGGGAAAATGTCACTTAAGAAATTCTCGGAATGGGCGAAAATCATGGAAGACTTGATTTCCGGGCAAACTGTTCCAAGCAATCCAGTTCCCGGGGTTCCGCCGGTGAACGACAAGAACAACGAAGCCGTCAATGCCGCGCTGAAGCAACTGTACGACACCCTCAAATCCGACACTTCCCTTTGGAACGTGGCTATGGACAGCATCAACAAAGCCCACAGCAATGCAATGATATCGGCGCAGAAGGCAATCAGGTCGAGCCAGACTAGACCGGGGATGGCAAGCGGGGGCGAAGATGGCGCCAACGTGCCGTTCCAAGGCGGCGCGCCGCAAGGATAAAAATGCAAAACGAGCATCACAGAAAGACGAAAGAAAAAACGGAAATGGAAAAGAAGATAAAGCAGTCTTTGTCCAGAAGCAAAAACGCGCAACCTTTTTCCATCAATTCCGAAAACATAAAAGCCATGGGAAACAGGGTAAATCCCAATCAAAAAAACATAGTCCTTGGAAAGACAAGGAACAAGTTCAACAACCATCCCATAAGGATGGGTCAAATATTTGCGAAATCTTACCAGGCTCCGCCGTACAAGGAGTTCAAGACCCCGGAATGGTTCGAATCAGACAGCCAGCAAGACATAGACGTGTCGATCATAGTTCCTTGCTACAAGAGCAGGGACTACGTCAGGAAGCAGATAGAGGGATGGCAGATCGATGACGGCATAAGCAAAGAGATAATCTATGTCGATGACTGCTGCCCGCAAAAGTCGCACCTCGAGATAGTCAAGTCATGGAGCGCGAGGAAGGACAGCCTGAAAGAAAAAATAGGAAGGATAATTCTCGTGGGAGGAAGGAACGGTGGGTTCTCCAATGCCTGCAACCTTGGGGCTAAGTTCGCCAGGGGCAAGTATCTCATCTTCCTGAACGCCGACACCACAGTCAAGGATGGGTGGATAAAGCCAATGGAGGAATGCTTCAGGAATATGGAAAACGTGGGTATAGTAGGAAACCTCCATCTGAGAGATAACGAAGTCATAGACTCCTGTGGCTCGGAGTGGGACTGGAAAACCCTTTCCTTCCTCCACACAGGCAAGCACATATACCAGGGAAAAAGGATAGACAGAGCATTCAGCCTTCAGAACGCCCCGAAGGAAATGCTCACGAGGAGGGAGGTGGAGATGGTGACCGGGGCGTGCTTCATGATAGAGAAAGAAACGTTCAAGCAGGTCGGGGGTTTCGACACAGCCTATGAGATCGGGTATTGGGAGGATGCCGACCTCTGCATGAAGATCAAGGCTCTTGGTCGGAAAATAGTATTCACTCCGGACTCCGCCATATACCATTCTGGAGGTCACAGCAACGCGGTAGCGAATTTCAACAAGAACAAAGCCATATTCCAGAACAAATGGGTAAGGTCGAACATCCTTCGCGGCTACATCGACAACAAGCCGAAAGATGGAAACGAAATCAATTCGAATCCAGCCGATATAGCGGTCTACACTGCCATATCGAACGTGACGAACAATTACGACAAACTCAAGGAACAGAAGAGGCACGGAGACGGAGTCGAGTATGTCGCTTTCCTGGAGGAGAAGGAAGCCAGCAAAACATGGGATTTCAGAAGGATGCATGATGAGTTCGGCGACCCTAACAGGAACGCCAAGATACACAAGGTTCTGTCGCACAGGTTCTTCCCAGAGAAAGAATACACCCTTTGGGTGGACGGATCCGTGAATATATCCTTTCCTTTCAGCGTCAAAAGGCTGGTGGACATATACCTTCAGGATTGCGACATTGCTGTATTCAAGCATCCGGACAGAAACTGCCTGTATGAGGAAGCCAACGTGTGCATCCAGAGGAAGCTTGATGACGAAAATACCATAAGGAAACAGATGAGAAGGTATACGAGCGAGGGATACCCATCCAATGTCGGTCTTGCGGAGTGCACCGTCATTCTGAGGCGCCATTCTCCGAAAATCATAGATTTCAACGAGGCTTGGTGGGACGAGATAAAAAACGGATCGAAGAGAGACCAACTGAGTTTCAATTACGTGGCGAGGAAAACCATGACGAAGATAAAGTTTTTCCCCGGTCACGTCGGGTTGGAAAATTACTTGTTCTACAGGTTCAACCACAATAAGAAAAAAAAATCATGAAGACCGTAGCCATAGGACCAGAGATGAATTCTCCGTCGTGGAACTGGGTCGGTTTCGACGCATCAAGGTTTCTTTCGAAAGATTACAACATATTGACTTTCCAAAAGCATGAGAAAATACCAGAATGCGATTGCGTTCTTCTCGTGAAGCATCCAACGCAGGCTAGGGCATTCGCGGATAAGAGAAAGGTGGTGTATTGCCCCATAGACCATTACCAGAGCATGGAGGATATAAGAAAAGATCGTGAGTTACTGTCGTCTTGCGGTCACATTGGCGTTCATTGCGAAAGGCTCATTCCGATAATGCTTCAGACAAACAAGAAAGTCTCTTATGTTGAGCATAACGGGAAATACACTCTCGAAAATCCTTCGGGATACAAGAAAGATGGTTTTGTGCTTTGGGTCGGAGGATTCCAGTACATACCATATCTGTTAGATTTCATGAACAAGAAGACAGCCTCATTCGAGTTGAGGATACTCAGCGATTCCTCGAGCCAAAGGGCTGTATCGGAAGCCAAACTTAGATCCAAAAATCTTGGCATCAAAATGAATATATCCGAAGAAAAAAAAACAGTCAACGGATTTAAGCTTTTCGATTGGTCCGAGAGGAATCAGTTTGAGATGATGTCAGAGTCAAAGGCTGCAATTGATGTCAAGTACGTAAAGCATTTCAGCCAGAAATTCAAGCCGCCAACAAAAGCCCAGAAATACGTCTCTTCGTCCATACCTTTCGCCACCAACAAGGAAAGCTACAGTTTCGAGTATTTCAGCAAGAGGGGCTTCACTTTGGCGGAACCTCATGACACGAAGATGTGGTTTTCCGAGAAATACTGGGAAGAAACGAATAATTTTGCGAAAAACCTAAGACAAAAAATATCTATACAGAGTGTCGGTCTATCCTATAAAATGATGATAGACGATTGCATACATGGGGGTTCATAAGTGAAAAACAGCCTTACGGTCATAATGCCGACATGCAACAGGTATGATGTAGCCCTGCAGAACCTTAAAAACCTAAGAGAGCAAAAGTACGAAAACCTGCAGATAATAGTGTGCGACGACAGCGACTCATCCTATTACAGGAAAGGGCATGATGGATTCAAGAAAAGCCTCGTCGACCTCAACGCTTCGTACATCTACTGCGCCAGGTTCGACCTTGACGGCAAAAAGGACTATGGTCTGGCGAGATGCAGGAACATGGGAATAATAGAGTCCAACACTGAACTGGTCGCCTTCATGGACGACAGGATAACGACCGACAATCACAACTCCCTCGAGAAACTAGCGTTTCCAGTGGCGAAAACCAAGGATAAGCTTTGGACGTTCGGCGACAAGGGGGCGCAGAAAAAGTCGTTCGTGGAGAACTTCTCCGTAGTGAGGAGGGATAACGTCGTGAACGCCGGGATGTTCCTTGAGCGAATAGACAAATACGGGGGCATGACAAGGGAGATATTCAACAGGTGCAAAAGTCAAGGGTTCAAGTTCTTGTATGTCCCAGAGGCGAAAGCCAAGCAGGTATGCAAGAGCAGCGGGTGGGACTACAAGCCGTCGCACATAGAGGAAATGAAAAAACTTCTGAGGAAGATATGGGGATGAAAATTTGAAAAAAGTATACATTGCCAACCAAAGCAAGCAGAAGCTAGGCGGGGGATTCGTCTTCATAGACAATCTGATGCGGGCTTCCAACAAGAACATTTCTTTCGTTTCCAACTGTAAATCCTGCAGCACGTACTTCATACCATCCGTCACCATGGTGGAAAGAGCCGAGGTTTCAGAAGCCAAGTCCGCCGGCAAGAAAATCGTCCTGCGCATCGACAACATGCCGAAAGACAGCAGGAACAGGGGAACGTCATTCAGCAGGATGAAGGACTACGCTTCGTGGGCTGATGTCATAGTGTTCCAAAGCCTATGGGCTAGGGAGTATGTCGGTGGGCATCTTGACTCGATCGGAATCGACATGGGCAAGTCGGTGGTCATATACAACGGGGTGGACACGAAGTTCTTCAACCACTCCGACAAACCAGAGAAAAGAGGGGAGACTTATTTGTTCACCACGTTCAACACGGATGAGAACAAGAGGTTTCCGGAGGCAGCCTATGACTTCCATGTCAGGCACATGTCCGCCGTATCCGAGAGCAGACCGAAGCCTTCCCTTAGAATCGTCGGCAACTTCACCAAGGAACTCGTTGCTTACAATTTCGACTTTTTCAGCGGCGAAAAAATCTCCTACAAGCCACCGGTCGAAAGCAGAAAGGAGATGGGCGATATATACCGTTCATGCCAATATATTTACTTCCCGGCTTTCGCGGATGCATCCCCGAACACCGTTGGCGAGGCTATAGCCTGCGGCTGCAAGGTGCTGTTGTCCAACGAGGTCGGAGGCACAAGGGAAGTGATAGAGCAATTCTCGAAAAAACCCATATCCATAGAAGAAATGTCAGTCAAATACGAGGAGACATTCCGATGAAACTGCTCACTTCGTGGGACGATGGTTGCCGCAAGGATCTAAGATTGGCCGATATGCTTTACGAAGAGGGCGTCGACGCCACATTCTACTGGCCGTGCGCCCTGGAAAAGTCAAAAAACCTGGACAGGGTAAAGCAGTTTCTTACCATGAGCGACTGCAAGGAGATCGCCGCCTTCTTCAATGTTGGCTCGCATGGCTACAACCACACGATACTGAAGTCCGGCGAGGAATGCAAGAAATACCCTTTCGCCTGTTCAACCATGAGGCAAGTGAACGGGGAAATCGTAAGGTCAAGGATGTTTTGGCAGGACACGACAGGTCAAGACGTCGATTCGTTCTCCTACCCTTCCGGCAAGTTCACTGGTGAGGTGAAAAAACTTGTCGAGAAAGCCGGCTACAAAAACGCCAGGTCTACCGAAATTGGATCTCTGGACGGCGGCTCGGACCCATACGAGACCCCAACCACCGTGCATGTCGGCTTCGACAGGTCTCAGTACGGCGGTTTGCCATGGGGTAAATTCGCGGAAATGATGGTCGAAAAATCCAAGTCCATGCCAGATTCCGTATTCCACCTATTCGGACATTCCTGGGAGATCGATATCTCCAATGGCTGGAAGGAGCTCAGGTCGCTTCTGAAGACATTGAAGGCTCTATCTTCCGATTAGACTCTTGTATATCCTCAGATATTCTTCGGCGCGCCACGACGAAGTCCTGTGTTTTATCGAATCCCTGGCGATCTCTCTCATTTTCAGCCTGCGGCTTTCGTCCTCCATCAATTCGCTGAGAAGTATTTTCAGGCTTTCCTTGTCCGATTTCTCAGCCTTGTTAAGGCATATGTTGTGTCCGTTGTAGATGTCCGGGACATGACCTACCAACCTGCTCAAGACCGGAGTCCCGCAAGCCATAGCCTCCAGCATCGGAAGAGTTCCAGCCTCGAAGTTGTCTTTCGAATTGCAGACATGGATGGACGAATCGTAGTAAGACTGCCTTACAGCTTGGTCGGAAACGCCGTTCTTGAAATCAAGTGTCGGACCACCCTCTTTCGTTACGGCATTCATGTAAGTCCCATCTGAGATCCTTCCGACCAAGTTGAATTTATAGCCAAGTTCTCGACAAGCGATCGCGACCTCCAAGACTCCCTTGTTTCCTTCTATCCTGTTTACCACCATGTTGACGCTCTTGTCGTTTGCGTATGAACTACCGAAATTGAAGAAGTCCATGTCTACGCACAACGGCACCAGCCTCGATTTCGGCAGCTCGGATTTCTGATAATTGTTGACGACAATCACCTCCTTGTAATCATCCCATTTTTCCTCGTGGAGGTTGTATGGATTGTGATGGGTCAAAACCTTTGGTTTGGTGATCCACAGGTTTTTGTACAGTTCCTTGACCTTAGATCCGGATTTCCAATACTGGACGTCGATCAAGTCAGCCCAACCCCAACTCTTGCGGAGCATTGAGATCTCGGAAGCCGAAGGCTTTTTCGGGTGAAATGTCAGAATCTTGATGTCGCACTTTCCCTTGTTGTGGTTCATTATGTTTACAGCCAGGGTGGTTATCGCCGTATTCTCGGCTGGAACTATCTGCAATACTTTCATTTTGTTTTCCTTTTTTTTCTGTTGTTGCCGATTTTATTGTTGGTCTCGATGACGCCTTTAAGAAACTCGGGGTCGTACCCGAGCTTGTCGACGGAATACCGTCTCAAAGCCTCTATGTCCTTTGGCAAGCACTTGCCGGAGAAAGGCATGTCGTTGGCGCTGAAAACGGCAGTGTGCATGGGGTTGATCCTTGGGTCCATGAGCCAAAGCTCCCTGACGGAGTTGTAGTCTATCCCAGCCTTGACGCATATCTCAGCCATCTCATAGCAGAAAAGTATTTTGGTGGCGTAGAAGCTGTTCTCCATGTACTTCGCCATCTCCGCCGCGGAGGCTGTGGTCTGGACGTATTTCTTGACCGGTCCAGCCACCATGGCGTAGAAGTCGACAGCCATCGAGGTGTGCTCGCCCTTTCCCCCGAATATGAAGAACGGCATTTCCTTCACGTCCCTGTCCCAAAGGTAAGGCGACCAATACCTTGATTCGCCGCAATACTCCGGGGAGAAAACTATCGGTTTTGAGGTTTCCAAGGACAGTCTGTCCGTGGTTCCTATCTCGACGGTAGACTTCAATATAACGAGCGGCGTGTCGATCCAGCTCACGACCTCGTCCACCATTGAGACATCGCAACCTCCGTCTTCCTTGGACGGAGTCGGCACACAGATGAGGGAAAGGTCGCATCCGTTTATCTCGTCTGGTCCAACGAAGTTCGCCAGCCCCTTGTCCTCATCCCTCACGTTGATGTCGTTCACGAGGACGTCGTAATGGCTTCCGAAGAACCTGTGCATCGCCCTTCCGACATAGCCGTAGCCGACAATGCCAACTTTTTTCATCATTTTCCACCTATGCTTTTCAGGAAAAAGCCAACGTAATCCGGGAGGTTCACCTTTGGCTCCCACCGGAGCCTGGACTTGGAGAACGATATGTCAGCCAGCGTGGACTTAGCCTCGCCAGCCCTTGCCGGCAAATATTCCATTCCGACAGGCTCGAACATGGCTGCGACCTCGTTGATGGAATAGTTGTGGCTTCTGCCGAGATTGAAAACCTCGCCGTTCCAGCGGGAGTCGCCCATCAGCATCAAACCGGAGCATATGTCGTCCACATGCGTGAAGTCCCTGAGCTGCTCGCCGTTGCCGGTTATCGTGAGCGGAACATTTCGAATCTTCTGGTCTTCGAATATTCCGAGAACATTGGCGTTGGAGCCCGTCCTGACATGCCTTGGTCCGTAGACATTGAAGAACCTCGCTACGGCTACGGAAACCCCATAGACCTTGTTGTACATCCTGCAGTGTTCCTCGCCTATCCATTTCGAGTGCGAATACGGGCTGGCGTGCGGGTCGAAATAGAATGACGAAGATCCGGCGTAAACCATCCTGCACCTTTTAGAGACCGCGTAGTCGAGAACCCTGACGGTGCCCTGGCAGTTCGCGCTGATGGTCTCGTGTGGTCTGCCGAAACTCGGCTGTATCCTTGCGAGGGCGGCTATGTGGTATATCAAGTCCGGCTCGAAGCTTATCGACGACCATTCGCCGCGTATGTCGAATTCGACGTACATTGCATCTTTGTTTATGTTTTCCAATTTGCCGGTGGACAGGTTGTCCACCACGCATACCTTGTCGCCCCGCGCGACAAGCTTGTCGACCAGGTTGCTCCCAACGAAGCCAGCGCCGCCAGTTACCAGAATGTTCATTTTTTTGCTCCCCATTAAATTAGTTTGAAGGCAACTATATATCTCGTCCAATCACGGAGAAAAAATGAAAAAGCAACTTACGACAGACGATGTGAGGAAAATCATACTTGACGTGGAAAACTACCTGTCCGACCTCAAAAAAAGGTGGGACGCGGAAAAACCGCAAACATCTGGATGGGTAAGCCTTCCGAAGGACATCATAGTCAAGGGAACGATGTTTCTGTTGAGCTCCACAGATGAAATGATACAGTTCGTCGAGGGATTGATACCGGAAGGGAAGGACAAGAAGGAGACGGTCATGCTTGTCAGCGGAAAGCTGTTCGACTATATCATCATAGCGAACCTTCCGATGGTCATGAAGCCGTTTTCCGGGATAGCCAAGAAAATAGTGGTGGACGTCATTGTCAGCCAAATGATCGACTTCATGGTTCAGAAATACAGGAGCGGATACTGGAAAATGGAGGCTAATGAAGAAGGGAAACAATAAATGCAGCCTGCTTCCATTCAAAAGGAAGGAAGTTGTCTCCATACAGTCATCCAAGCAAAAGCACGGATGGGGCATAACGGCGTTCAACCTGCCAGAGGCTTGGGGGGAAACCCAAGGCGAAGGGGTCAAGATAGCCGTGATAGACACCGGCGTCGACCTTGACCACCCGGACCTGAAGGATAACCTCCTTCCAGGCATGAATTTCGTGAACAAGAAAAAGCCGCCACACGACGATGCAGGTCACGGGACGCATGTCGCCGGGATAATATGCGCCATGAACAACGAAATAGGGATGGTTGGGGTAGCCCCGAAATCCAAGGTGGTTCCGATAAAAGTCCTGGATTCCAAGGGATCCGGCGATCTCATCACGGTCTCAGAAGGAATCAGGTGGGCTATCGAACAGGGAGTAGACTTCATAACCTTGAGCCTAGGATCTCCGAACCCGGTCCAGCAGGTGAGGAAGGCGATACAACTGGCTGAGTCGAAGGGGATAATAACCTTCTGCGCAGCCGGGAACGCGGGCAAGACAAGACAGATATTCTATCCGGCAAACTATCCGGAAACTATAGGCATAGGATCGATAGACGAGGACATGGACAGGTCAAACTTCAGCTGCACCGGTCAAGACCTTGATTTCCTTGCTCCCGGGAACGATATATTCAGCACCGTCCCGGAATCATGGTACGCGATACTATCGGGCACATCCATGGCGAACCCGTTTGCGGTGGGGGTAGCGGCGCTTCTTCTTTCATACAACAGGTCCAAGGGCAACAAGATAAAGCTTGGTTGTTCGGACGACTACAGAAGGGTCTTCAAGAAGAACACAATACCGGTGAGCAATCCCAAATTCGCCAAAGACAAGTTCTTCGAGGGATTCGGTATCATCAATCCTTCGGATATTGACTCATGGCTCTCTGAATGATTATCTTCTTGCACCTGTCGGCAAGTTCGTAGTCCTCGGCAAATATGGCTTTGTCCATCTTTTGAACAAGCTGGATTACGTCGAGCGAATTTAGAATGTCAGGCTTCTTGCCGGTGTGCGTGAGCGAAGTTTGGCAAATTGAAAAGAATGATTTCGCGACCTCATTGAATTTCTCATAGCACTTGGGGCAGCCGAATTTCTTCGTCCTCTGTATTTCCATGTAACATGTGCCGCAAAGTTCGCAGGTCAAAAAAAGAAGATCCTTGAATATAAAGAAATAAGGGCAGTTCTGGCATATGTTATGCGAAACGAAATCCTCTTCCTGAGAAAACGTGTACTGGAGGTTCTTCGAGTTGCTGCAGGGCTGGTTCGACAGAGGACAATTTTCCATGAATGACCTATTTCGAGTTTGATATCTTATTATTATAACTCATGATGTCTTCCCGGGTAAGCTCATCTGCGTACCTAGAAAAAAAATATTTGCTGAAAATCTCGAATTCCGCGGCAAAAGACTTTCTGGTGGAAACAATGCTATCCAGATACGCGTTGACCTCAGACCTGACGGCTGGTCTGGAATCGGATGAACCGATCAGCTTGTGGTTCGGTTTTTCGAACTTCTTGAGTTCCTCGACCCAGAACTCCTCCAGCTTCATCAGGGAACTGAGCGTCCTGTTTCCTACGACGAAGCAGAAAACGTCCTTGTCGTGCTGGTCCAGGTCGGACCAAGCAGTCTCCGCCCCATCGGACTTCCTCTTGAGGATTATTTTCTCCCATGTCTTGTGGGAAAACACGCCAATCGTCATTTTCTTCGATTGCTCAACCTTGCTTTCGTATTCAGCCACGGTCGGAGAATATTGCTGGTGCTGCTCTCCAGCCATGAGGGAAAACGCAAGCATCAAGCTAAATATGCGAATCATATGGTGCCACCCTTGATCCTGATCCTGAATCCGTCGTTCTCCATGGGGGCGGTGCCGGCTGCGACCACTCTTCTCACCCATACTGCGAAAAACTCCCCAGCCTTGAACTCGCCCACGTTGATCGGCGACGACAAGGAGTTCGAAAGGAAAGATATGTTCGCGGGCAGCGTCGTCTCGCTGTTTATCTCCTCGGCAACCTTGAGTTTCGGCGCACCCTTGAAGACATCGATGACGGACAGCGAACTTCCGACATCAATAAACGACTGCGAAAGGCTCACGAGATTCATGGACTCGTAGTATCTTTTCCCGGAAGCGTCTCCTCCAAACAGGACGCTGAACTGCGCCGTCGTCCCGTAGTACGAGGCGTTAACCGTTACCGTCTCCAATCCCGATACCGATCTGATCGCGGTCTGGAAATTGGAAGCCCATACAGATATGTTCGGATCCATTGCCACGGTGAAATGAATGTCGGAATCCGTGAAGAAATCATAGTGACTCATGATGAAAGAGCCACTGGATACGGACGTGGCTTTCGTGACGTACACGTCCTGCCTTTCGTCCAATGACTCCGCCCCTATGGAGATTTCAGCCCCCAACTCCGTCTGGCTCTCTATGTAGACCAAGGAGTCGTACAGGGAAGAAACCTCATTTATGTTGTTGAAGTACATACACCTGTAGTCTATGCTGCCGGCTGCTGCCTGCGTGGAAGTCACAAGGTCGAAAATCCTCGTGCTGGTCAATGGCGTGTTCGATATATCGCCTCCGAGGCTGGTGTCCGGGTCATTGTTGCCGACACCTCCGGAGTAAAACAGTTTTATGTCGCCATCAGATAGAGCCATGTTCCCTCTTAAGTATGTAACGAACGTTCCTAGTAGAGTATCCGGTCATGGAGGATATCTCGTGAATTCCCCACCCAAGCCTGGAAAGACTCCTGACCTTCTCGTGGTGGACACCTTTCCTGTTCGGATTGATGCTGTTCGCCCTCAGAATCCTATATACATCCGTCTCGGATTTCCCATAGTTCGCACCTATATCGGAAACGGAGACTCCGTCGCCATTCAGATACATGTGTATTATTTCTGAGTCGACATTGTTATTTTCAAGAAATTGCGTGAAACCTTTCATAAATTATATATTGAACTAGATTCACGAATTACCTTATAATTTGAAGTAATAGGACCTATGATGGAAAATTGTTCTCGTAGAATCAAGTGGTATGAATCAAAGAGAAGAAATTTGAACATACTTCAAATATACAAGAAAGGTCTGGAGTTCTCGTTCGTTTCGGACGAATACGAGCAATGCCACGAATTTTTGTTCTGCAAGGACTTCCTCCAGACCATAATTTTCTCCAACATACGCAACAAACCCATAAACATATTCAACTTCATGTACAACCCGGAAAGGAATCCGAGGATGCACATGGACGAGCTCCGCATGCTTTTCAGGAGCAACGGCGACGCTAATTTCGACGAGAACATCGGGAACTCCATCCTGTTCATCAACGAGATGGAGAAAATGTTGGGGATGAGAAAGAGCGAGACCAGAAGGTGCGAAAAAGGGTGCTGGATGGTGAGGGGCTCAAAAAGATGGCTGAAAGCCCCGCCGATGATATCCCTGTTCGTTCTTCTCGTAAGGGTTGGCATGGCTCACAAGCCCGGAAACTCGTTCCAAAAGACCGTTGGCGACATGATCTCGGAAAGGATAAAGCCATACCAGAACAAGGATTCCACGCTCCTCAGAGACTCGTTCCTCGGCATGGAGAAGATCATCAAGATGGGCGACGGGAAGATATTCTACAAAAAGATGGAAAAGAACTACCCAAATCTGACGGCAGACCGCATCCATAATGATACGGGCATACTATCATATACTAACGAAATTAGAAAGAAAATAGCTGGTTCAAGTGTGGTTGTACCAAGGTGGCACCTTTTCTAGGAGGTCTCATGTTCTCTTTCGGTTCAGACCCAGAAGTCTTTGTTTCCAACAATGGCAATCTAAGGAGCGCCATACGGTTGCTTCCGAGCAAAGAAAAAAGAAAAACCGTGAATGGCGCGTCCGTGTACTACGACAACGTGCTTGCCGAGATGCAGGTCAAGCCAAGCTACAGCAAGATGAACGCCGTCGACAACTTCAGGGACGCCATCGACCTCCTCAACGAGGAGTTGCACGAACACGAGATAAAGGTCGAGTCGTCCAACTGGTTCCCGGACAGCGAACTCACCGAAAGGGAGGCGAGGATAGCCGGCTGCAACCCGGAGTACTGCGCGTACACGCTCGAGCAAGTCCTCCCGCCCCAGGAGATCATAGAGACCACCGGATTCAGGACAGCCGGGGGACACATCCACATCGGCGAAAACGAACTGCTCAACGATGGCATGGAGATGCTCAACGTCATAAGGATGATGGACCTGTTCATAGGTCTTCCATCAGTACTTCTCGACCATGACGCCACACAGGTCTTCCGGAGGAACGTGTACGGTCACGCGGGAAGCCACAGGATCCCCGAGCACGGACTCGAGTACAGGTGCCTAGGAAACTTCTGGGTCAAAAGCCCCAAGCTTCTCGAGTTGGTTTACGACCTGACGGAGTTCACCATAGATTTCGTGGAGGATGGCGGTCACAAGAAATTCTGGGCGGTGGATGAGTCGCTCCTCGACGACGATGACGTCTTGAAGGCTCACTCCTGTTTCGGGTACGACATAGACCTTCTCAGGCAATGCATAAACTCCTGCGACCGCAAAAAGGCAAGCAACTTCATGCACATAGTCGAAGGGCACCTGCCGCACAGCCTGATATCGCAGATATACGAGATGCAGGACAAGAAATTCGACTTCTACAAGGAGTGGAACATCAAATGTTCAGTTTCCTGAAAAGAAAAAATACGAAAAAGGAAAAGACGATACTCATATTCTCGGGAAGGGGTCAAGACCCGGAAGAACTCATGAGCCTCTATCGGGAAAACAAGAAGATAGAAGAGTCGTTCAACCTAATAGCCATGAGTCCCGAGACGGAATGGTATCCCAAGCCGAACGGACTTCTGAACCAGTCCGAATCCGTGTCTGGCATATGCAAGTCGGTGAAGAACGTCAACGAATTCGTGAACAGGCTGTCGTCGGACGAAAACGTCGACCCTCTCAAGACAATACTTTCGGGATACTCCGCCGGAGGGGTGATGGCGCTGGAGGTATCCATGTCGAACCGGTTCATGGCTGCCGTGTGCCACAGCGGATGCATCCTGGACGTTTCGAGAGTCAAGAAAAACCAGCACAGGACCCCATGCCTCATGATCCACGCGCGGGACGACAACACGTTCGGCTACGGCGAGAGGTTCATGCCGACCAAGAACGCCCTTCTCAGGGAAGGTCACGTGATCACCACGATAGAGAAGCAAGACGGCGGTCACTCGATAACCAAGGTGGACGTGGAATACGCGGCTTCATTCCTTTGCGGTCTGTGACCTTATCGTCCTGCATGAATCCCTGACATCTATCGTCCTGCATGACCTGCATGACCAAGACATGCCTTTTTGGGAAAAGGAACGAACCTCCAAGACCAGCCTCTTCTTGTGGATGTAGACAGTCTTCTTGCACTCCGGGCAGGCAAGCCTTTTGTGGTCCTTCTTCACTTTCGGCTTGGCTGGCTTCCTTGGTGACGCCAAATCCATCTCCGCCTTCCTGTTACCCCAATAGAAACGCAAGAGGTCGTCCGGCATCTGGGGTATCGGAAGCTGGCTCGACTTGAGGAACCTGTACTCCGTTCCGTCCTCGTGCACCGATGGCGGCATCACGCTGCAAACCTTGTTCCCCCTGAACTCTATGCCGTGGTACACCTTCATTGTCAGCGACGGGTCTGGGTTCAGGAAAAGGTGGTGGACCGACCTGCTGCTCTTGAAACATGGATGCTTGCTGTCGCCTATGAGGCTTTGAAGCAGTTCGTTGCCCTCGTCTGAGTCAGCCTCGACGTCCACGATCCTGCCGAGAAGTATGGCTATGTTGAAGTCGCGTTCGTCGCGACACAATATGGATCTCCACCTTTTTTGGTTGTAGTTTTCGTTCCAGCCAGCCAGCACCGGTTTCTTGGACATGAAGTTGACGACAATCGGGCTTAGCCCGATATTGCAGTAATTGTCGAAATAGAATAAGATGTTTTTTCTCATTTTTTCCCCAAAACATGAATTCGACCCTACTTTAATGGCGTGAGGTTAAATTTTCAATATGTCTTTAATTCTTGTTACTGGCGGCACCGGATTCATAGGCTCTTGTCTCGCCGACAAGCTGCACCGTCTCGGACACGAGGTGGCAATAATGGGTTCGCCTTCCGAACAGAAATGCAACCATCACCACTTCGTCAACACCTTGAGCGATCTGAGGAGCTTGGGGAAGATAGATGTCTGTTTTCACCAAGCTGCGAACAACGACACGACTGACAGCGACAGGGAAAGCATGTTCCGGTCCAACTGCAAGTGGTCGCTGGACGTGTTCGGCTTAGTTCGGCTTTTAGGGTGCAGGAAAATAATCTATGCCAGCAGCGCGTCCGTATATGGGAAGCTCGAGCCTCCGTACAGGGAAGACATGGAGACCTCGCCGTTGAGTCCATACTCGATGTCCAAGGACATACTGGAAATGCTCACTGCCGACTTCGGGAAGTTTTTTGGGGTGCAGACCATTGGGCTTCGTTACTTCAACGTTTACGGGGCAAGGGAGAGCCACAAGGGCAAGCGAGCCAGCATGGTCTACCAGATGTGCAGGAAGGCGACTGAAGGGGAGACCCTGAAGCTTTTCAAGTGGGGGGAGCAAAGTCGCGACTGGGTTTCGGTGGATGACGTGGTGGACGCCAACGTCAAATGCCTCGATTACGAGAAAAGCGACGTCTTCAACATAGGGAGCGGCGTTTCGACATCCATGAACGACATCGTGAAGGGAATAAAGGAAGCCACGGGAAAAGACATTGGGGTCGAGTACATCGACAACCCTTACGAGTCGGCGTACCAGCCATTCACCTTGGCTTGCATGGATAAAGCCAGAAGGGAAATTGGCTTCATCCCAAAAGTGGGAATCAAAGAGGGGATCTCGAGAATGGCAGAAGAAATGAAAAAAGCCCCAAGTTTTTAAACTTGGGGCTTTTTTTAAACTTGAGGATTTGATTGACTTAAAATCTAATCGTTGATGCCGTCATAGTTCTTTTTGTTGGGATCGCCGCCGAAAATATCATTCATCCAGGACGACTCGTTCTTTGCCTTTTCTGCTTTCTTCTTGGCGATAACCATCGCGAATTTCTCGGGCATTCCCTTCTTGACGAGTTTCTTTACCATGGCGTCAATACTGCCATCGGCGGCGACATCGCCTTCCGATTTCTTGTCTACCTTCTTGCCCTTCTTGACTTTCTTGCCCTTTTTTCCCTTCATGAAATTGTACTTGAAGGATTCCTTCATGCACTTCATGCACTTCATGTGCTTCATGCCTTTCTTTGATTTATGCTTCTTGGATTCATCCATGTCGCCCTCATCCTCATCTTCACCATCTTCATCCTCATCCTCGTCTTCACCATCTTCATCTTCTTCGCCACTCTCGCCTTCGCCTTCCTCTTCTTCCTCGCCTTCGCCTTCCTCTTCTTCCTCCTCTTCATCCTCTTCGCCACTCTCATCTTCGTCACTTTCATATTCGTCTTCATCCATGTGTTCTTTCTTCATCTTCGACCCACAATATTTGCACTTCTCCATTTTCTCCATCTCTGACTTCTTTTTCTTGCCGTGCGAGCTTTTTTCGTCCACGAGAACGTTTTCTTCCCCGTCCTGGTTGGACGTAACTTCCTGAGCTCCATCCTGCGCGGTCAGGAAAGGGCTGATCAACCCCAGCGATTGGTGGTTCGTGATTCCGAGCGTCCTGTTGAATATGCTTTCGTTTAGGAACTTCCATTTGCGGTAAGGTATCATGATTTTCTCCGTGTTTGAAACTATGTATCTGTAATGAAAAAACTACTCTTGATTCTATTTATCATCCCAATCGTTTTTTTTGCCATTAAAATCGATCCAAAATCAGCGAAAGGCACAAGCGAAGGGCTTGCTGGCAAAGAGAAACCTTTGGCTGCCTACGAGAACATGCATGCGGAAATACTCATAACGGTTAGGCAAAGAATCTCCGTCAGCCTTCACGGCACGATATGTGTCGAGGGCGACAAATTCAGGCTGGTGGCTTCAAGCGTTCTTGGAAAGGAGATAGATGTCGGAATAAACGATTCCGAACTCTGGTACTGGTCACGGCGCGGAAAGCCGTATGGGTTGTACTTCTCCAGCCTCGACAACATTGGGAAAACCAAACTGAAGCCAGCCCTGGACCCCAAATGGATGCTGACATGCGTCAGACCGAAGGTGGAATCCACAGGGGAAAAGATCAAGATGGGGGGAAGCCAAATGTTCCTCAAGGAGGAGAAAAACCATCTAGGCGAGAAAACAACGATAGGAACCCTCGTGGGCGAATCTGGGGCAATAAAAGGAAGCTATTTGTATGGAGAGGACGGCTCGATGACAGCCAGCTCCGAGATCTCGGAATACGATTTTCCTGGGAAAACATTCGTGCCGAGAAAGATTCACATCATATGGTACAAAGAAGGCATATCGATGGAATGGACAATCCGGAACGCCACCGTCAATACAGTAATAAGAAAGGAAGTCTGGACTATGCCCCAGATCAGACCGAAATTCGACATCGGTAACTGACTATTTGTTGAAAGCCCTCTTTATCGCGTCTCGCCTCACGTTCTGGATTTTTCTCCTTTCGTTGGACTCCGATGATGAGTTTCGGCTTGGTGTCGGGGTCTGCGATCCGGCATGCGACGCCTTGTTGACGTTTGCCGGAGCTATTATCTTGTTGTTGGAATTCGGCTGGAAATTAGCCCTGCTAGGTCCCATGACCGGGGCGGACCTGCTCTTGAACGTGTTCTTTCTGCATCCGCATGGCATAATAGCCTCCTAAAGATACTTGGTTTTTTTCATTTTTTCGTGGAGTTCCTGAAGCATCTTTTCTCTAGTAACCTTCACTCCACCCCCGCAGCCACAGCCTTTAGGCTTCGGGTCCGCTGGAGTCGCCTCCATGGTTTTTTTGTCAGAAACATCTTGATGCTTTTTAGGTTCTTCCTTTAACATAGTTTATTTATGCCGGAGTAACGAATAATGTTTGATGAAGTGCAAATTGCCGATCTCAAGAAGAAAGCCAGCGAGCTCATGCTCAAGAAATTCTCCGAGGGCAACGACAGGGATGCCGAGCTTCTCGCCAACCAGGTGATCAAGATCGACCCGGAAAACGCCAACGTCATCCAGCTTCTTGGTCTCATATGCCACAAGAGGGGGGATTTCGATTCTGCCGTCAAGCACTTCGACAGGGCTATATCCATAGACGGGTCTAACTACGAGAACCACAACAACCTTGGTCTCTGCTATGCGGGGATGGGAATGTACAAGGAATCGATAGAGTCCATATTGAAGGCGATAGACATAAATCCCGGTCTTAATTTCGTCCACAGCAACCTTGGTCTGCAATACCGCAACGACAAGCAGGTCGAAAAGGCGATAGACTCATTCCTCAAGTCAATATCGATAAAGGAAACCCCGGAGACATGGGGAATGCTTGGAGGATGCTACGGAGAGCTGCGGAACCTGGATGAGGCGGAAAGGTGCTTCAGGAAATCCCTGGACCTGAATCCCGATTTCGCGGCTGGTCACGTCGACCTGGCGTCTATACACCAGCTGCGCGGGGAATGGGACAAGGCTTGGCCAGAATACGAGTGGAGATTCAAGGTATACGACCAGACCAAGTTCTGGGACAAGATATATGACCCGAAAACCAAATGGAACGGAATCGACGACATTTCCGGCAAGACCGTGTTGGTTCACTCCGAACAAGGAACCGGCGACGTCATCCATTTCTTCAGGTATGTCAAGTTCCTCAGGGAAAAGGGCGCCCGCGTCGTCATGCACTGCTGGGATAGCCTGCAAAGCCTGTTCGAACCGTATGTAGACGAGGTTTACGTCAAGGACCCGTCGCAAATACCAATATACGAACACAGGGATGGCTCGTTCGGCATTCCGCCACATGACTACCAATGCTCCATCGTGAGCTTGCCGTTCCTCCTTAGATCCACGAGCATACCTAAAGCCCCATACCTCGATTGCTCAACCACCTTCAATGCCTCCGACTATTCCGGCTTCACGAAAGTCGGGATAGCATGGGCTGGGAACCCACAGCATCCGAATGACGCCCAAAGGTCATGCCAACTCAAGCTGTTCAAGGGCATACACGATATCCCCGGGGTCAAGCTGTTCAACCTGCAGAAGGACACGAGACCCAGGATGTACAGGTTCAAGGACGAGCCTGTTGACCTTACAGATGGCACGGAGAACATGAGCGTGGTCGATGTCTCGGAGTTCCAGACGGACTTCGAGAAGACCGCCTCCATAATAAAATGCATGGACATTGTGGTCACCGTAGACACGGCGGTGCTTCACCTTGCCGGGGCTCTTGGGAAGAGGACCATTGCGCTCATATCTTGCAACGGCGACTGGAGGTGGAAACGCGACGGGAGCGACAACGACTGGTATGACAGCGTCACGCTTTTCCGGCAGGACAAGAACGCCGGGTGGTCGGAAGCCTTTGCCGCAATAGAGGAAATCATAAGGGGCATGAAATGAAGGTTTTCTACAGGATAAGCGACAACGGATACCGAAAACAGAAGCTTCCCGGAGCCGGCAAGAAGGTTTGCCTGGAGAACTTCCTTGAGAAATTCGGCAAGATAGATGTCGTCGTAGCCGACAACTGCCATGACGAGACCTTGTCCTGGCTGTCCGACGTCGGACTCAACGTTGTGACCACGAGTCTTGGCAACGCCCCGTCTTTCATATATGCGATGGACATGTCCATGGCAGAGCAGGATGGCGAGACCATATATTTCGTCGAGGACGATTACCTCCACAATGAAGGCAGCCGTGTGGCGATAGAGGATGGTCTGGCTTTCGGCGACTACGCGACCTTGTACGACCACCCGGACAAGTACGGGAAGTCTTATGGCGGCGGGGAGGAATGCACAGTGTTCAGGAAGGGAAACCGGCACTGGAGGACATCCGTCAGCACGACCATGACGTTCGCGTGCAAGGTCGAGACGATAAGGGAGGACCAGCAAGTCTTCCGAAAACACTGCTCGACGATGCACCCGAACGACCACGACATATTCGTCGAACTCTCCAAGTCAAGCAACAGGAGGTTATGCGTCAGCATACCCGGGATGTCTTTCCACGCCGACATAACGACCCAGATATTTTCCGAGGAGATTCGCGGTGAGATCGACGGTTGGGCGTTGTCGTACCTGGAATCAGTCCTGAAATCAAGGATATACGAAACCAGCGACGGGGATTGCGTGGAAAAGATGGAAGGCATCGAGCGTGGCGGCTCATCGGGTCTTGCGAAGATAGCGCAATTGGAATCCGTCCTGTCCAAGCGGGGCTAGGATGACCTCGGGCAGATGTCCGAACGCCTCATGTTTCTGGCTGCCGCGCAAACCACCTTTAGGCTTGACGGAGGCGGCATGAACACCATCGGCGAATCGCCGGTCCAGCCATGGAACGACGACATCGCCTCTTTTGTCTGCCTGAACACCAATAACTGGTCGATTCCGAAGTTCCACATGTTGAAGCAGGAGATCATCTCTATGATGCTCTTGTAGACCTCGTCGATCCCGACCTTTTCGTCACCTTCCCCGACCAGCGAGGAATCCACGAACCAGTTGAAGCTCTCGTCGTCGTAGTCCATCGACGAGTTCCTTAGACCGGAAATCCTGTGCTGCTCGACCATTTCCTCTATCTGCGATGCCCAAAGCTGCGTTCCCTTGAGGTAGAAAATTTCATGGTAATGGTGTATCAGAGCCTTGAGTGAGAACACGAAAGTTCTCGGCAGCGAATTCCTTCTTAGGTTGCAGAACCGGCAGAAGAAATCGTTTTCGACAAGCGACCTTGGCATCTTTCGCAAGTTGGACTGGCTTATCGAAACCTCCTTCCCGCAGAACAGGCATATCTTGGAGAATTCATCGGATATCTCGCCATTTATTTTGGAGTTTACGGGAAAAAATTCCACTTTGTGTTCATACATACTTCGCACCGCCAGATTAACCAGTTGATATGGTGGTCAATATAGACGATTGCATTTGATTGTTAAAGATCAAACCAACGATAGGCAGCATAATATTTTGAGAAATTTTAAGGTCAGGGCTCTAGATAGGACATATGACCTTAAGCTGGCTTAAGTCAGTTTTCAAACATAGCAAAGAGGTTAAACATGAAGTCTTTTATCAAATTCTGCGAAGTAACCAAGAAAGAATTGCCCGTTTACGACTTGACCGAGAAGACGACTAGGGGCGGCATTATGAGCTGGGCTTACCCGGACGCATACATCAGAAGCCACTACCCCGCAGCCTACTTCATGCCAACATCGGCTGACGCCATCCAAAAGATGGGCAAAAAGGTCGATGACGACAAGGTGGATCACGGACAGTTCACTTATAAAAACCATGACCACATGGATTAAATTAAAATGACGGAACTGGAAAAAAAAGCAAGACTCCCGAAAGGGGGTCTTGCTTTTTTACCATGCCTTAGCGGAATCAAGGCGGTTGTCGTGGTCCTCTTCGGTGGACGACTTGCGCTTCTTCGGTAGCATTTCCTTGTGGTTCTCCCAGTAACCCCACATGTCCTCGTTGGACGGACATTGTATGACCATGCCCCTCTTGTGGTACTTTTGGATGATCTCCTCGACCCTCTGCTTGGAAAGGTTGGCTTCCTTGGAAATCTGGGCGACACTCCGCCAAGTCCATTTCGGATGCCTGGATACGGCTATGAAGAAACCCTGCTCCTCATCGCCCTCCTTGCTTCCCTGCGGATAAACCTCAGTCCAGTTTTTCATTTATACCTCCGGCGTGAACCGCCATGTTGACTGTAAAATAGTAACGCGCCCAGAATAACTTAAAACTATTGCCTCAAACAGACTATGATAGTGTATCAATGCCCAGCACTCAAGAAAACAGGAAACCAAAATGAAGAGAAACAGAATGACCAGCGAAGAAAGATTGAAAAAAATGCAGGACAATTTAAGGGGGACTGGGCTTTATATATACGAGAACAATACCAGCGGACATCTCAACCTCCCGAAGCCTACCAACCAGGGCAAGAAGACAATTGCCCCAAAAGAGAGATTCGAGGGCGACAGCTACTTCATGATGCTTGTCAAGGCTCCGCACAACATGCTTCGGTTTATATCCGAGATCAAACAAGAGGAGAAAAAAGAAATGAACGAAAGCAAACTCATACTCGACCAACCAGACATCGTCACGTCCAAGGGAAAAGTGGAACATGTGGTGGATGAAATGTCCGCCACCCAAAAACTCCACGACTCAACCGAAAACAAGCATAAGCACGATGTGCTCCTGACCGAAAACCCAGTTGACGGCGTCGAGATCATTACGAACTAGATGCTGTACCAATGTACATCATGAAGGTTTCTTGAAATTTTGGATAAACAAGTTATTTATTTTGAGACATCAAAATAGATAACTTGCCAATTCAAATCCAAGCAAATGAGGTTTCATGATGAACAACATTCGGTGGATAGCCCAAAGAAACGAATATTCTTGTGGTCCTATAGCAATACTGAATGTCATGAAATGGGCTGGCTTGCAGGTGAACTACAAGAAAGACTACAAGTTCTTGAGCCAGAAATGCAAGTGCACGAAAGACGGGACGCACCAGTATTCCTTCCAGAAATGCCTCGACAACATCAAGAACACCTCCGTCCTGCAGAAGAATCTGCCGACCATAGCCTCGATAGAGGAATCCATCGAGTCCAAGTCTATCGTGGTGATGAAGTCAAGCTACCTTCTGCGACCCAAGAAGGTCGAGGGTCACTTCTTCATAATATCCGACATGACCGACGACCAATTCTTCTGCGTCAACGTCTACGGTCGCCACGGATGGTATAATAAATACATATTCGCGCAGCACTACCTCCAGTACCACAAGGCTTACTGCGAGGTCTGCGGAACATCAAACCTTTGTGGGGTGTCGCCATACGCATGGTTCATCAAGAAGAAAATTTAGTCGTGACCCGCCTGGAGAACAAGCACCTCTACATGGGATTCCTCGAAACAATCGGATCTCTTAGACCTACCGGTCTTTCGCCGGACCAGGCTTCGTTCATACTGGCATCAATGCCGCCCAACATCAACATATTCGTAGCCGTAGAATCGGGAACCGTCATAGGCTGCGGCACCGTTGTTCTGGAGCAGAAGTTCATACACGGCGGCGGCAGGGTGGCGCACATAGAGGACGTCGCGGTGCTGCCTGGCAAACGTGGTCTCGGAGTCGGCAAGGCGATCGTCAGAAGGCTTGTCGAGGAAGCCGAGTCGTCCGGATGCTACAAGGCGATCCTCGACTGCGACGAAAGCATGGCGGAATACTATGATAATCTTGGGTTCAACAAATCCGGAACCCACATGCGAATGGAAATTGGCGGGAAACCATGAAAGGCGTAATACTTGCAGGCGGTCTAGGGACGAGGTTGCACCCACTCACGAAGGTGACGAACAAGTGCCTTCTCCCGGTGTACGACAAGCCGATGATATACCATCCGATAAACTCGATGGTCGAGAGCGGCATAAAGGACATACTCATAGTTTGCGGCGGCAACGCAGCCGGGGAGTTCCTGAGGATACTCGGCAACGGCGAGGAGTTCGGGCTCAAGCACCTGCACTACACGTACCAGTCGGAGCCGAGGGGCATAGCCGACGCGCTGAGCTTGGCACAAGACTGGGCGGACAACAGCCCTATAGCCGTGGTTCTGGCGGACAACCTTTTCGAGAACCATTTCGGGGACGCGGTGTCTGATTTCGAGGGTGATCCGACTGGAGCCAGGATATTCGTCACGAAGGTCAAGAACCCGCAGCACTACGGCGTAGTCGATTTCGACGCCAAGGGCAACGTGACCTCAATAGAGGAAAAGCCGAAGAACCCGAAGACCAACAGCGTGGCGACGGGTCTGTACATGTACGACTCGTCCGTGTGGAACCTCATAACGAGCCTTTCGCCGTCTTCGCGGAACGAGCTTGAGATAACCGACCTAAACAACATGTACCTGAAGCTCAAGATGCTAAAAGCCATAAAGGTCAAGGGCTGGTGGATGGACGCCGGGGAGAACATAGACGGATACATGGAAGCCTGCGCCAAGGTCGGCGAGATGAGCAGGAATCGGAAAAAGAAGAAATGAGCCTTTCGAACCGAAACCTCAAGTCGATCAATTCCTCGCTCAACGTGTCCTTCCAGAAAATCGCCGGGGCGACATACAGGTCGCCAGTGAACTACACCGACGACATGTCAACCCCGATACAGAGATGGTACAGGTACAGGGAAGGATATTCTACCAGCCTAGTTCGTGGAATAATACAAAGGTACGGAACGGAAGGTAACAAAATCATACTTGACCCTTTCTGCGGTTCCGGGAGCACCCTCCTTGAAGCCAAGCGCATGGGTCTGGATTCGATGGGGTTCGAGGTCAACCCGTTCGCATGCCTGCTGTCCAGGGTGAAGACGAGGAACTATTCCAAGGATGACAAGTCCGGTCTCGAGCACATACGGAACGTGATTTCGACTGGCGTCGAGAAATTCGAACCGTGCGGCAAACCATCTCTCGAAATAATAGACAACCTTTTCGCTCCCGACTCCCTTGAGTTCCTCCTGAGGTGCAGGAGAGCCATAGAGGATTCGGAAGGTGTATCCGAGAAATCGATCGATCTGGCTAAGCTGGCATGGCTGTCGATACTGGAGGACTGCTCGCCTTTCAGGAAAGACGGGAACGGCATAAGGAAAAGGAAAGCCTCCAACTTCCCGGTGCCGGACGCCGCGAGGGCGCGCTCCATACTCGAGTCGAAGATGGACGAAATGATTTCCGACATGGACTACGCCATAGGGATCGGCTGGCGCGAGCCGAACGTGGTCTGCGACACGGCTCTGCGCATGACCGACCACATGGGGGCGGAATCGATCGGAGGCGCCATATTCTCGCCGCCTTACGCCAACTGCTTCAACTACACAGAGATCTACAAGGTGGAGCTCTGGATGGGAGGGTTCGTCAAAAGGTACGAGGACCTGAAGCTCCTTAGGTGCGAGTCGCTGAGGTCTCACCTGAAGAACCCAAACGTCAAGATGAACTCCGCGTGCCCGGACGAGGAGCCTGAGCTTTCCGAATTGGTTTCAGACCTCAGATCATCCGACATGTGCGACGAGAAGATACCCGACATGGTGCTGTCCTATTTCGTCGACATGTTCAAGGTCATAGACGACCTGCATTCCGCCATTCAGCCCGGGGGCTTCTGCGTGATAACCGTCAGCAACTCGGCTTACGGCGGCATAGTCGTTCCGACTGACCTGCTGCTCGCGAAACACGCGGAACGCCGCGGCTTCGTGGTGGAAGAGATAGAGGTGGCGAGGTTGATAGTGACAAGTTCGCAGCAATGCGCCAGGACGGCGGACTACAAGGAGTTCCTGCGGGAAAGCGTGATATACCTCCGCAAGGACTCGAGGATGTAGACCCATGAGCCGCAGGCGCGGCAAATCTCGGAATCCGTGTGTTCCTTGCAGTTATCGCAGATCATTTAGGACCCCTCTTGAGAGGCACGGGCTTCAGTTTCTCGACATGCCTGTCCGGCTGCGTCTTGAGGTGGTGCATCATGTTGCTGACGTCCTTCGTGATGTCGGACGCCGTTCCCGGGCACTTGTTCGTGGACTTGACCGAGACGGTCTTCCTGTCCTTGTTGTAATAGCCCTTGGACACAAGGAAACAACGATCCTTCTCGCTCCACGAAACTATGCCGACCCATTCGCCGTCATCCCAGTTCCTCGATGAGACCAGAAGCCTAAGGGGCTTCTCGTCGAACACGTGCTTGGTGTGGAAACTCATCTTCTTCAGCCCGGCGCTCACGTAGCCGAGGACGAGCTTCGCGAAGGAGACCAAGACCTCCTCCATGTCGGTACGATAGTCTACGTGGATGCTGTACCTGGAAGCCTGGGCGGATTCCGTCACTATTTTCTTGCTGAATTCCCTGGAGACCAAGCCGAGCAGTTCCTCGCGGCACTCGATGTATTTCGAGTGGAGTTCCTGGTTCTTCCTCAACAGCCATGTGTTGTAATCTGTCATCGCGCCACCTTGTTTTTATCCCATAGATGGTCCGAGGATGTCCCCGAACTTGTTGAGAAGCTTCTCTTCCCAATCCTTCTTCTCGTCCAGACCCTCCTGCAGTATCTGCTGTCCGTCTAGCTGTACGCCGCCGTTCGGACCGGGAGGGTTCGATATCTTGCTCCGTATCCTGCCGAGTATTATCTTCGCGAACGCAAGGGACCCCTCCTGCATAGCCTGGGTGACCTGCTTGAAGTCGGGTCTCTTCTGGAGATACCTGACCATTACGGGATAAACCCTGTATGGGGAAGGATACACCTTTATCGTGTTGTATCCGCCGAGCCATTCCCATCCGCCCTGCTGACCGCTTGCTCTGTTGTACATGTCCTCGTATTGCTTGTAGAGGACCCACTCGTTCATTTTGCCCCATACGGGCGACTGCGGGTTGATGCCGCCGGCTATGCTCCCGTAAGCCCCGGCGCCCATGTACTCCAAAGGTATCACGCCGCCGAGGTCTGACGCGGAAAACGCGTACTGAGCCGTTTCCTTGTAGGAGACCTGCCTTATGTAGCCCACGTCGTTCGGCATCTCGTATACCGACTGACCGGGGACCGTGAAGAAGGTGTAGTACTGGAAGTATTCCATCGGGGCATACTCCTCGAATATCTGGAGAGCGAAGTCTATCGAGTTGCTCACCTGCTGCTCGTCCAGCTCTATCGTTATGACGGGTGCGCCAAGCATCGTGAGTACGTATTCCCTTATCTGCTCCCGCACCTTGAGCCTCGATTTCCTCGGACCTATCTTGACGAGCGGGTCCGTGGGACCAAGGTCGGTGCAGCCGCCGCACTCGGAAAGACACTTGTATTGTTCCGACGATGGTTGCGGTATATATAACATATTGTTGTCCATAATACTATATAGACATAACCGTTTCAATCTATTTGGTGGTGACTAAAAATGAGATTCCTTGAATATCTGGAAAAGAAAAACCTGCTGGAAATGGCTCTCCACGGGGCGGTGGAGAGGGGCGCGGTCAAGATCGACAAGGACGACCTCGAGTTCCTCTACCAGTTCCCGTTCGAATACGAGGGACAAAAACTATGGGCTAGCGCCCTCCTCCAGAGATACAACAGAGATCTCTACAAGGCTCTTTCCGAAAGGGAAAGGTCAAGGAGGCAGATATCCAAGGAAATGAAGACGCAGATATACAGGGCTCTCAAGAGCGGAAGGCACAACAAGTACCTCGTCAACGACAAGCCCGGTCTTTTCACGAGAGACATGGTCCAAGAGATCAAGAGGGATTACGGGAAGGAATGGAGGGAAAAGCACAAGGGCAGGATCAATGACGCCAGCAACAACGTCGCGAACAACCTCGCGTTCTACATGGTCGAGAGGGTCAAGCGCGACGTGCCGGAGAACGAAAACCAAGTGAGGACGTACACGTTCAAGTTCGGTACCAAAGTGATCAACGTGGACGCGAAGCCGTTCATCAACAGGCTTGCACACAAGCTCGAGAGGACCGCGGGCGAAACCCATTCCGCCATCGGTCTCGACAATGACGAGCACCCGCACGGAAGATACGGCTTCGACCTAACGAAACCACACCCGGGACAAGGTAAGCTTCCGAGGGGAACAGCCGGCATGCAGATGCCGCTCGCGAAAACCATATCCAGAGCCGTGCACAAGCTCATCGCCGACAACTTCCACAGGATATACGGAGACCTTCCAGAATCCGGCGAGACCAAGAACATACCTGGTGGGAAGGAGGTCAAGATAGAAAGATGGAAGGAAACAGACTTCATCGACACGAAACTGACGGAAAAATTCGTCAATATTTACAAATCCAAGTTCTTCAACATCATACCTTTCGAAAAATTCAGGGGTCCGATGCCGGCTTTCGACGTCTCGCTCGAAGACGGCACCAAGCTGACGAAGGAGGACGGATCGAGCGAGGTGCACGTGAACGAGCCCAATGGAAAAAAATACAAGATTAAAATTTACGACAAGCGGAGCTACGGCATATTCATCACGAAAATAGCCAAAGCGGAATTCGAACACAAAAAGAAGAGCGACGAAAGCCTGAAAAACATCAAGGGTCCGCCGATACCCGGACACCAAACCGACAGCGCGGGCAAAACTCTGGACAAAGAACAATCAGTGCACCTGCCGGTCTTCAAAAAGACGGTGAAGGTGAACGGCAAAGATGTGGAAGTAGAAATGCCCTACCTCAACCCAGCCAGGTACTACAGGGAAGCCAAGCCCGACGACAGGATGGAAAGGAGGGTGGGATACAAGAAAGACAAGGTTCCGCTTGACCACGACGAGTACGACAAGGCTATACCGGGACACCAGAGCGGCGCTTCGATCCACCCGAACCAGAACAAGCCGAAAGAGAGATCCATCAAGTTCGGAACTAATGGATACGACGAAGCCATAGCGAGGATATTCGGGAAAATGAAAAAGTACCCGGACTCGGACCCGAAGTATCCTGGTCTGTACAAGGATATAGTAGAAGGCATATCCCAGATCAGGATCGATAGCAGAGGAGTCACGGCTTGGGAACACACCATAGCCATGAGTAACGTGAAGGAGATACACGACATCGTGGTCGCCAAGATGGAGAGGAACCTGCTCGAGGACGCCCTGTCCACCAAATCCGGAAGGAAGCTGTACGCGAGGAACGAGACGACGAACCTCCTGCAGCAGAGCGTGCATGGCGGCGGCACCAGGAAAACCAGAGACGGAAGCATGGGAGTTCCGCAGGTCATGCCCACGACCCTCATATCCCAGGACGACATCGAATTCGGCTCCGACCTGCACGACAAGCTGGACCATCTTTCGGAGCGTGGAAGGAAACCAATAACGGGAAGGTTCGTGTTCCCGTACCGCGGACATCAGCTGAGGAACATCGTAAAGCACCTCATCGACAAGGCTGAGGAGGCAGACAGCCTCAACACGTCCGGGAACATACCCCACGGGGAAACCACGACAGCCCTGCTTAACCTGTTCAAGGATAAATTCACGAGGAAGATGAACCTCCTTGACGCCATGCACACGCTACTGAAGGAGATGATACACGACGAGAAAGGCATCGTCGGCAACGAACTGGAGCGGGAAGCCACACACGTGCTGGACACGGTCGTCAACCAGAAGAAAACGATGGCGCAGATGCTGACCCAATTCTCCCAACTCACGATAGTTCAAGACTTCATGTCCGGGAACGTCATGGATAGGGACGCGAACAGAACTCCCGCGCAGACTTCTTCGTCCTCGCCGATAAATATGGCGGCTCCGAGACTGAAGCTAACGGCGGCTACGCCTGGTGTCGGCTCCGAGACCGAAGATGGTCCGAGACCGGAGATCATCAAGATGGCTTCCGAACATCACCCGGACCAACTGAAGGAGAAAAAGGAATTCCTAGCCCTGGCGTTCCACCCATATTATATCACGCGCAGGAACGAGGAGAGCCTCAACAACCTTAAAAAGAAGATCATCGAGAAGAAGGCAACGACTCTTCCTGGCGACTACAACGCCGCTATCAGGTTGATAGACGACCAGCTCAAAATAAGATTCCCAAAGGAGACGTAAATTGGCAGATTCAAACGAAGGCTGGTTCAACCTCATGTCGAACCCCAGGGGTCACATGCTCAAGAAGACCATGTTCGAGATACTCAAGGAAAGGTATCCCAAGCATGAGCAGATAATAGACAGGGTGTCGCACAGCCTGGCGACCGACAAGGACATCAAGGACTTCGTGTCCATGATGGTGGAAATCTACGAGGTCGGTTTCGTCAGGGCTGTCGACGAGCACAGGGAAAAGCTGTCCAAGCTCGGGTTCGAAGTCAAGATAACCTCGCCGAACTCCTAGATCTCGAAGTGCGGCTGGTAGTCGGAAGGCATTCCGCTGTAGAGGAATCCGCCAGTCTTCTCCCTTATATCGTCGACCCTCCACCACCTCTTGAACGTCGTCTTGGGGAAGACGACGCTTCCCCTCTCGATCGTCGCCGTGGTCCACATGGAGAACGAGAGGTCGCCCTCCTCCACCATTACAGCCTCGAAGGAATACGGGTTTCCATAGCTTACCGTGACGTATTCCTCGTCGTACAGGGAGTCCCTCTTTCTCTTCAGGACAGCCGGCAGGCACCAGACGAACGTCGTCTCGACCCCGAGACCGACGCCTTTGCCATCCTGTTTCCTCTCCTCTGCTTTCGGACTTTCGATGGGAGACTTTGGTTCTGCCTCGTGCGCAGGCGGCTTGTTGGATTCCAGTTCCTCCACGAACGAATCCCTGACGGAGAAATCGCTGGGCATGGGAATGACCTCATCCTTGCTCTCCTGCGTGATCGGGTCCCACTTCATGTTGTGGATGGTGTATCCGTTCCACACCGTCTGGTCCCTCATGAGGGCGTTTGGGCTGCGGAGCCTGTAGACCGAACCGTCTTTGTTTTTTAGTGTCATTTTATTTTTATTCCCGAAACTCATTCATAGGTGTGCGGTATTTACGAAAAAAAGAGAAAAATTTCACCGTTTAATTCTACATAATACAGAAACAAGGAGAATCGAAAATGAGCTTACTCGTACCAGACATCGGCGAAATACTGATGCTTCAATATTTGGTCAACATGATTTCAACCGACGGAACAGCCGCGCCGGCTAACGGCGAACGACTTCTTCGTCTTTTCACGAACAACCTAACACCAGCCGAAAACACCACGCTGTCGACGGTGACCGAGGCTCTGGGCGCTTCCGGCTACCTTCCGGTGACGCTGGTGGGATCTAGCTGGACGACCACGCAGACATCCGGCACGACCACCGCGGTATACAGCGAACAGACATTCACCTTCACCACGGCGGTGACGGTATACGGCTACTACGTGACGACCATCTATGGGTCGCCAGCCCTTCTTTGGCTGGAGAGATTCTCCGGTGCGCCTTTCATACTGCCCGCCGGCGGCGGTCAGATAGCCATATCGCCGAGGATAAGCCTGGATTGATCTGCGTAGGACAAACAAATCAAAATGGGGTAATTTTCAAAAAATTACCCCATTTTTTTTTCTTGGCATATAGATAAATCAAAGAGGTGTTAAAAATGAGATTTTCCTTTAAGACATGGCTGTTCGAAAACCAAAGACTAATCCCAGGTATTTTAGATGGACTGGATGACTACAAAGAAGATTTTAATCGAGAGTTCAATTTCAGGATAGCTCAGTTCGCCAAAAGAATCAATCTGGGCATAGAGGACAAAAAGGGCGAAGACGCCGAGACGGTCGCCATCAGATCAAGTGGCGAAAAAAAATCAGTCAGGAACATGTCCATAGGCGGAAAACTTACTGGGAAAGAAAAAAACCTCGAGCACCCGGAATTCAAGGACTGGAATGCCAAACTGCCAAAAAAAATAGAAATACGAGGCGAATCGATACCGATAACCCCAGAAACCATAGAAGACGAATGCAGAAAGTACATGAGGGAAAACAAGTTCGACGAGACTGGTGACTTTGACTTCCATGGTATTCTCAAAGATATTGCAATAAAAAACAAAGATAATGATGTTCCTGCCAAAGACTTATTTGACCAGATCATAAGAGGTCATTACGTGTCACGATCTGGGGATCCAGGAAGAGTCATGACCCATATCTACAAGGATGGCGGATGGATGAATAAAGAATCAGAAAAAAGAGCCAAAGTATTGGCTATCAACAGGGGGAAAGGAGAAAAAGAGCCAGAAAAGGGGCAAAACTCGGCTATCTTCAACTATTTCAACTCCGGATGGTTTGACGTTGCGATGCTTGGGGTGATAATGTGCAGAAACAGGGGAGTCTTCGAACAAAGAGTGGCGTCTACTTGGAGAAATAGACTTGGTAAACTTGTGCCCAACGCCAAAAAAGCGGTGATAAAGAAAAATAAGGTGGCGGATGTAAGCGCCAGCGGCATTGAAGCCAACATACCACAAAGCACGCAAAAAAATGTTCAGGGAGATCGGTTTTCCTTGGAAATTGGAAGATTAGAGGATACTGAAGCAATTAACGATTTCCTCAAGTCCAGTACAACGCCAGAAGACATAAAAGAAATACATATGAGAGAAACAGGCGTATCTTCCAGATCTAGAGAGGAATTAATTCGGATGAGAGACTGGATTCTCGAAAAAGACGATGCTGGCGATTTCGGACGTACGAAATTGAATATCGAAGAAGAAATGAATGACTATTGGAAAGCTCTCGACGATAAAATACAAAGTATGAATCTCGCCATCTCTGGAGCCGCCACGGCGACAGGAATGAAAACAGATACCGGAAGGGCAAGCATGATTGCGATGCTAGAGAAAGTCAGGGAAGAACTAACGAGACACGTAGATGGATTCGAATATTCAACAATAGTTCAATTATATGAAGATTATTTTAAAAAATTCGAGCAAAACTCGCAATCCCCTTTCAAGGGTAAAAAAATTGCCGACCCAAAAGGACTTTTCCAAAGTATGTTTCGAGACGCGGCAAGCAAGCTTTTCGGACCTGAGCACAAAGTGGCTGGGAAAGGCGGCTACTTGAGCAAATGGCTCACATCTCTGTTCAAAGATACGTTTTACAGAGAGCATGGCGTTGAATTTCCTGATTCCCCCACAACACCTGGTCATCCCTACGAGACTTTTTTCAGAAGAGTGCTGCAAAACAATTTCGTTGGTCTTTTGGACTTGACCGTGAGACAGCTTGACGGCAATACGCCTGGGGCTTACACGAAACTAGTCGAAGATCTCAAGAATACGCCAGCCCACGTAGCAGCGACAGCCGCGAAACTATAAGGAGAATCTTTGCTCAGAAACCTTGACGGAACATGTTACAAGACGCTCGGAAGCACGCAGCAATACAACCCGGGCGCCCCGGAACACGACCTGTTCAACCAGTGGGACCAGGAGTCGATGGTGCGCGGCGGATCTCCGCTGTACTACTACGAGGTCTTCATACAGAGCCAGACGGTGGACCCGCTGTACCTTGAGGACAGGGGCAAGATATTCTCGAACAACCCGATCATGCTGTGGTGCAACTACGAGCCCATACCTTCGCAAAACGCCCTGACCCAGTTCGGCATCGACTCCCCGGACGAGATGGTGTTCGAGGTCAACTACAGGACGGCTTTGAAGTCGATAGGTCACCCGCCAAAGATAGGGTCCAGGATATTCACGCCGCACCTCAGGGAGAACTGGGTCGTCGTGCAGAGGAACCTCGGGGAATTCAAGCTTTGGGGAGCCCTGCGGCTCGAGCTTATATGTCAGAGATTCCAGGAATCTGTGACGACGGGAGAGGGCACGGTCACCCAGAAGCAACCGGATCAGAAAATCAAGATAGTCTAGGAGAAAAAATGAAAAGCTTTTTTGAGTTTATGGAGCAGATAAGGAACGAGAAGATACTGAACGGAGACATGAGGATGGTGTTCGAGGAAGACCAGCCTCCAGCCCAGCCGCAAGCGCCGGGTCAACCGCCATCAGTGCCGCCAGAGCAGGCGCAGAAGGCTCCTCCGGAGAATCCCGGTCAGTCAAACTCCAAAGACCCAGACAGCGGTCTCGAGGACCCAGCAGGCGACGAGGCATACCAAGGGGTGCTCGACGCCATCGACACAGCCATGAAATCACCTATGCTGAAGAAATTCAACAGAGATAAACTAGAGGCTTTCCTGTCCGACGACAAGCCAGCCGAGAAACCTCCGGAAGCGGACGCGGGGGCTCCGCCTGACGCCGGCGCTCCACCGGGAGCTCCACCGGGGGCTCCTCCTGACGCCGGCGCTCCGCCGGGAACTCCACCACCGCCACAGCTTGCCGCGGCTCCCATCGGAAACCAGGGCGAACCTACTGCCTAACGATGATTTCCGAGAACTCGTAGAGGTTGGGTTCGTGGACGTTCACGAAAAGACGCAGAGGAATCTTCGGGGTCTGGAGCCTCTCCCTGCCGGGGAATATCAAGGGCTTCAGGCTATGCGTCTTTTTCTTTATCTTGTACGGCGGAATCTTCATCTTTCCTCTTTTTCAGGAGTTTCCTCTTGATTGATACTTTCGGCTTGTTCTTGATGTCCTCGAGATGCTTGGTCATGTAGGGGCATCCGTTCTTCGCCGCCACGGTGGAAAGCTTCTTGTATTTGTCGTCGAACTCGTGCCCGGCTTCGGAAACCCATGTGTTGCCAGCTATGTTCCTGGCGAAATCCACTATGATGTTGTCCTGGGTCCCCCTCTTGAACTTCTCGTTCTCGGTCATCTCGACAACGTCATAGCTGCATTTTTTCGGGAGGACAAGAATTTGGGCGTATGGCTCTCCCTTCCTGAATATGTACTTCTGACCCTCGACGGGATTCTTGAAAACCACAAAAAAAATCTTAGTCCACCATGACGTCTGCAAATGTCCGGGAACGACGCACGGAACGGTGTTGGTCGTGTCAGTGTAGAACCTAGGGTGCGACTCGATCCTGAGGACCATGTCGTCCGGGACCTGCAGGTCGAGGCAGGAAGTCATGCCGAAATGCCCTTCGGCGAAGCTTGAGAACGGGGGTAGCTTGACGTTCTGGAGCATCGTCACCTTGTTCTCCTCCTCGAAATCCCCGACGAACTCCGGCTTGCCGTCCCTCACCTGGATGTGGCATTCCGTGTCGAAAGGGTAGCAAAGCTCGAGACCGTACGTGCTTCCGTCCACGAAAGGCTGGCAGTGCCAAGGCTGAGCCTTGCTCCCGTTCGTGTGCTGGTTGTCGATGCCGCTCCACCCGGGTATCTGGAGCCTGATTGGTTTCGGCGGTTTTCCCTGATGCCAATAGCGGTATTTTACTCTAATAGGTTCGTGCATTTTGCCACCATGCTCCATACATAAGGAAAAGGAAAAACAATGAACGACATCAATCATCCCGGCAAAGGTCTGAATGAGTGCAACGACAGAAGCCCGATCAATTATAACCCGAATCTCGATCCAATACCACAGATGTGCGGGAATGACGGGAAACCGAACAGCCGGGACGTCGGCAGCGAGGAACTGAGCTGGATCAAGGATCTCGGCGACAAGAAGGTCGGACTGGGATCTTCCGGCAACTGCGACCCGATGCAAGCCGGCAAGATAATAAACGACCCGTCAAACCCGGACAGGTCCACGATATACAGGTACTCGAAGTCCAAGAGGGGCTGCGACGACGCCATGAGGGACCTCTTCACGGACATAGTCGTCATAGACGAGAACGGGAAGGCTCATCCCATACCGATAATATGGGGAACGCAGGAGCGGGCTGTCGCCGCGATACTGATGGACAACGTGAGAAAGGACGATACCTTGGTTGTCGACAGGATAAAGCTCCCGATGCTGGCTATACACGACAGCGACCTCCAGTTCAACGCCAACAGGTACGTCTACCACAAGGCTCTCGACTACAGGCGCGGTCTGGACGGCAAGCCGGGATTCACGTCCAGCGAAAAATATGAAAGGGATACCGTTTTCGGTTTCGCGAGGGGGCTGCCGGTAGACATAACGTACACGCTCTACGTGTGGACTATGTACCAGGAGGACATGAACCAAATTCTGGAACAAATTATTCTAAAATTCAGCCAGACTGCATATATAAAAGTGATAGGCGTGCCCTATGAGGTCATAGTGAAGCTTGACTCTATAGCGAACAACCAGGACTACGAGCCTGGGGACCAAGCCATAAGAGTGATCAAGTACCAATTCAACATGACTGCCGAGACATACATACCACAGCCGATAACAAGGAAGAAGGCTGTCCTAGGCACGAGGATCGATCTTGTGGACGGATTGGCAGAGGAAGAGATAACGCAGGTTATGGCGAGATTGGAAGAGAGCGTAAAAGAACTTAAAGGAACTTAAATGTTAGAAATAAAGAACAAGCAGAGATTTCCAGTTCAGCTGATTATAAGGTCAAGAAAGGCGCCTCGGTCTTTTACCGTGTTGAACATCCCAGGGATAGGATGTGGAAAAAATATTTTTTATTTAGAAGATGAGAGGGCTACTGAATATATAGACAGAGCAGCCAATGACGGTCTCATCACCGTCAAACAGTTACCGAACAATATTTTGCTAAAAAAGGGAGAATAAGACTATGGCGATACTTAGAGGTTTTCCACCATCAAACACAATCAGCCCAAGCGTTCGGATTGCCGAAAAAGACTTGAGCTTCATCGCTCCCGAGCAAACTCTCCACAGAGCTGCTCTCATTGGGTTCGCGAGCAAAGGTCCGATAAACATTCCGACCATCATAGCGACCAGCCGACAGCTCCATAGGACTTTCGGAAACCCACATCCACAGAGCGGCGATCCTTATCTTCTATATGCCGCTGAACAGTATCTGCTAATCGCCAACGAACTTTACGTCATTCGCGTAGCCGACACTGACCCAGTGAGCGATGAATCGGCGACCCTAGCCGAAGTTGACGTTCCAGCAGCTGGAACCGTGATAGAGATCGAATCGGACGAACCCGGACCATATGACTTCACCGGTCTTGGCACCCACTTCTTCCGCTGGAGGCTCAATGGTGTTCTCAGCGAGAGGACCTTGGTCGTGTTCGAGGATAATCCCTTACCAAGCGGACCTACATATACAACTGCCGAACTGGTTGCAGCCCTCAACGACCAGATAGACGCCGAGAACGACGGCATCGAATTCTACGCGAATGTCACGAACTGCATCAGCGTGAGAACCCTATGGGCTTACGGTCCAGAAGCGGAACTCGAGTTCGTATCCGTGCAGAACGCCATCTACGGCGGCTCGGTACCGGACGGCAACGTCACCGGCTTTGGTCAAGCGATGGAAGTTGCTTCGACAATGGGAGGACTCGACAAGTTTCCGGATGTTGGATACCAGACCCCAGGTCACTACGAATTCCCCAACAGCGTCACCGGCTTAAACCTCAATATTGTGGTGGATGGCACCGACAACGTACTGATCGACAATGTCGTTCAGTCCATCGATCTTTCCTCCTTGGAAAGCCAAATGAACATCATCGGCGACATCGTGGACGTAATCAACGCTCAGAGATCATCCGAAGGCGGCGATCTTCCTGGCGGATGGGTTGCATCCGCGGGTGGCGACGACGGCTTCAATTTGGTGTTCAGCACCCTCAGCCACGGTCGTGACGCCAGACTGAGGATCAAGTCCGACTCTACCGCGATCGCAATATTCGACTTCGATTCTGCGACCGCAATCGGCGAAACCCCTCCGGGCGTAACCGGCGATACAGGCATCGAGACATTCGGAAGGGTAAACGGCGACTCGAACACGGGTGGCGACGTATCCTTCACCGTCAAGGCTGACAGCGTCGGCATCGAAGGCAACTTGACGCAGGTTGTCATCAAGAACAACACTCGCGAAAGCTCCTTCAACGTTGAGATCTACAGCAACGGCAGCCAAGTGGAATCTTGGGGCAACATCACGAAGAATGACGCCAGCACGTTCTACGTCGGCAGCTACTTCGCCCTGGTGTCCGAATACATCAACATCGAGGACAACACCGCGATCCAGGCTGGACCGGCGGACGGCACCTACGACCTTGTCGGCGGCTCTGACGGCATTCCTTCTGACCCAGACAAGCAAGACGAGCTCCTGATCGGGAATTCCACCGCATACACTGGCATCTACACGGTCAGCGAATCCGAACAGTTCGACATCGACCTTATCGCGGTTCCAGGTCACACCAGCACGACTGTGGTGACGGAACTCCTCTACATGTGTCAGAATTTCCGCATGGACTGCATGGCGATCATCGATTCTCCTTTCGGTCTGACCGTGAACGAGATCATAGCATGGCAGAACGGTACGCATCCTCTTAACAGCACGAGATTCGACAGCGACTTCGGCGCGTTGTACTGGCCGTGGGTTCGCCTGCGTGACAACTACAACAGGGTCGACGTATGGGCTCCTCCCAGCGGCTCAGTGATGGCTGTGTACGCGCAGAACGACCGTCTAGCGCGACCTTGGTTCGCCCCAGCCGGCTTGAACCGTGGCATGGTTCCTGGAATCAACGACGTCTACGCGCGACCTACCCAGGAAGAGCGAGACTTGATGTACGGCTACAGAAACTGCATCAATCCAATCGTCCAGTTCGCAGACACCGACGGTTTCTGCGTATGGGGTCAGAAGACCATGCAGCGAAGACCTACCGCGCTCGACCGAGTCAATGTTCGACGACTCATGTTCTATATCGAAAAACAGCTCAAGGCTCGATCCAGAGCTCTGCTTTTCGAACCGCACGACGAAATACTGAGAGCCGAATTCATCAGGATAGCTGATGTGGTAATGCAAGAGGTTCTGATTGGTCGTGGCGTTACCGATTACAAAATCCAGTGCGACGAGGTCCTCAACACCTCCGACGTAATTGACAGAAACGAGCTAAGGGCAAGGATCGGCGTGATCCCGACCAGAGCGGTTGAGTTCATATTCCTTGAATTCAGCATCCACAGAACGGGTAGCAACTTTACTGAATCCACAAACGCATTCTAATTTTTGAGGGGAGGATTTTAATATGGCAACTATGAATTTGGGAGAACTAGCTGTAAACAAGAACTTAGTTTTCAAGAGAAAATACAGATGGACTTTTGATTTAAAATGGAATGGCAAGAATTTGGGCAAGAGCTATGTTAAACTAGCCTCTCGTCCAAACCTTACGATAGAAGAGACCGAAATCAACTACATGCACGGAAAGATGTGGATACCAGGCAAGGCTTCTTGGGAATCCATTACCGTCACCTTCTACGACGTGGCTAGAGCCACCAGTGATGGCGTTGACAACGTCTATGGATGGCTCGCCAGCATCTACAACTTCCAGGACGACTCGATGAAACAGACTACCATTCAAGGTACTGGATCAAATGGTGGCTGGGCTGGGGTCGCCACGCTCGACATGTATGATGGTTGCGGCAAATCACTTGAAACCTGGACTTTGAGCGGCATTTGGCCATCCGCCGTGAATTTCGGCGACTTGGATTACAGTTCATCGGAAGAAGCGACTGTGGAGTTGACTCTGCGATACTACATGGCTAAATACCAAGCCAAATGCGATACCAACCCAACTCCAGTATGTTTGGGCTGCTAAAGCTAGATTTAGATTTTCCTTTCAAAAAAAAAAGAAGCCACAGCTCATTTGGGTTGTGGCTTTTCTTGCATAAGAGGTGAAAAGTGGGACAGAGAATGTCTTTCGACTTCGGACTAGAAAGTAAGTCGGCATGCTTCAAAAGGAAGTATCGGTGGCTTCTGAAGATACCCGAGGTTTCGGCTACCGGGGTTGACACGCTTCCCCCTTCAAAGGCTGGCAGACCAAGCCTATCGTTCAAGAGCATGGAAGCGCAGCACATGAGCGAGACTATAAACTTCCCTTCGAAGCCGGAGTGGAAGCCCATCAGCTTGACCCTGTTCGACCTCAAGAAGAGCAAGAACCCGGTCATAGAATGGATAAGCAAGATTTACGAGGTCACGCAAAGTTCGGCGACATACAAGGTCGCCACCAACGGTTTCAAGAAAGAAGCCACCCTGGAGCTGTACGATGGCTGCGGGGAGGTCATAGAGAAATGGGTTCTGGAGAACATATACATAGAGAGTGCAGATTTCGGCGACCTCGACTACACGTCTTCCGACGTGTGCATGATAGACCTAAGCCTAAAATACGACAGGGCATACAAGAAGATATAATTCGCTCCAGCCGCTCCTATTCGTCTTTTTCGTCTTTCGGATTCGAAAAGAAAAGATCGTTCTTCAGTATTTCCTTGCACGATTCCAGAGCCTGCTCTAGGTCTTTTGGCTTCCATCCAAGCACCCTGCACGCGCCGCTCTTGTTGAGCCTGCCCTTTTTGGTGTAAACATCCTTCTCGTTGCCGAGAAGGGCGTCTATAAGGGGCGCGTAGCCCTTGTCTATAAGTTTCTGGATTAACTCTTGCTTTTCGATCTGATCAATAACATTGCTCATATTTTAACCTTGATATACAGTGGCATACAACATCCACTGATATAAGTATAAAATTCGAGAACGAAACTTTCAACTCATTGGACGAAAATTCATCTGTCATTGCTCTGATTGTTCTTGTTTGTCGACCTTCCCCTGCTTGAGTTTCCGACTTGTTCTATGGTGACGCTCAAGTGTTCGTGGTACTTCCTCTTGAGTTCGTTGTAGTTCCTCGCGGTCCTGTAGAGCTGCCTGAAGTGGTTTATGATGCAGGTCGTCATGTAGTTGAACGCCTTGCCCTTGCTAGGGTCGAACCTGTCAACTTTCTCGAAACATATGAGGACGCCCTCTTGTATGGCGTCATCTGGGTCTATAAGGTTGAATTTCCTGTATCTGACTATGTTCTCGGAAAGCAGGTAAAATGCTATCGTGAGGTCTTTCTGGAGGTCCTGGTACTGCGACAGGTAGCTTTTGAACTCGCGCTCAACCTCTTCCCAGCATTCCGGCTTCTCGTGCTTTTTGCGCACGGACAACCTCAACTGGGTTTCGTTGATTTCCTCCAAAAGCGTCTCGTACTTGACTTTACTTTTTTTGATTCTTATGAACTTGGAGATTAAAGCCTCGAAGTTTTTGTTGTTGAGATACTCATTAGCCATTAAGCTCCTTGTTTTTCACGGTCGTATACTGGTCACCGACTGCTTTCCATTCTTCTATTCGATCAAGAGCTTCTTTCCTGGCTTGTTCGTACCACTCATTGGCTACACTAAAGTAGGAATGGCTATACAATTTTCCAGAAGTAAAACTCCTAAAATGATCAATATTGTCATCTCTTGTCATCTTGAAGTTCTCCTCCTTTCCAATCAAATGAGGCTTTATGTCATTCTGCCTCAGTATGTAATTGCCCAACAATTCGGTGTCTGGCCAGCATGGTCTCATCGGGTTCGGTCTGTGGTCCGCGATGCCGAAGGTGTTGCATAGCCTTCTGAGGCTCCACCCGAAACCGACCTTGTCCATCGTCGGCATGTGGTACATCGTGGCGGTATGTGACACCATGCCAACCCAGTCATCGTGGGCTCTGGGTGAAATCTGGTATCCGACAACCGGCGACTCCTTTTCGCACAATCCAAGGAAATGCTCCAGGAGGTCGATCCTCTTCGCGAAAACATCCGTGTGGGTGGCGAAAAGGTATTCGGTTCTGCACAGGGAGAACCCAAGATCCATGGCGATGGCGGGGAAATCGCTTGGGTGCTTGACCGCGTTCAGCCTCAAGGAATGAACCTCTATGTCTTCGTCCCTGAGACCGCATATCCTCTCGAGGTTTTCATCGTCGCTGCCGGTGTCGATGACGACTATGTATGGCTTGACGGATTGACACCTAAGCAGCTCGACGCATATACTTAATTGTTCGAAGGTGTCGATCACTGGTATCACCACGGTTACTTTTCTGTGCCATGGCTTGGTCTTGTATTCTCCCTCCCAAGGCTTGAATGCCTGAAGGCTGTTGCGCGAAGGGGCTGTTTTGTTCATGTTGAGTCTTTCTGAAATTTTCGCAGGGATCATAGATAACCCTTTCACTCCGAGGTTCTACAAGGAACTACAAGAGTATTATAATCGTTCCGGAATGGACAATGAGGCTAAAGCCTTGTCTTTTCTCATAAGCAAAAAATTTGATGAAAAAAATGACAATACTAGTGGCGGCGAGAAACAGTGAGTCGACCATCGAGTCGTGCCTCAAGTCGCTGGTCGGGATCGACGCCACCATCATCGTTGGCGACATCGGCAGTTCCGACAGAACCGCAGACATAGCCAAAGCTTACGCTGACGAGGTGTTGAGGCTGGATTTCCGCCACAACTATTCGGAATGCAAGAACAAGCTTGCTGATTCCGTGCGCACGGAATTCGCACTCATTTTGGACGCAAACGAATCCATAGTGAAGGGAGCCGAAAGCGTGCCCGACATAACTAGTCCGTCCAGGATATCGGTCGTCCAGGAGCAAGTCGTGACCAAGCCTATAAGAATCTGGAGACCTTCAGGCGGAACGAGGTTCAACAACCCTACTTTCGAACACCTTTCTTGTGAAGCCGGCTATTCGGATATATATGTCAAAGCCTCAATGGTCGACCGCGGAGAGGAAAACATGGAGATAATCAGAAGGTGGCAGGAAAGGTCTCCGTTGGCTCTCGAGCCGCAATACTACAAGAGCTGCGTCTACCTGTCGCAGCGGAAGTACAGGGAGTTCATCGGCTGCGCGAACCACTACCTGTTCAAGGGGAAGCCCGGATCGATGCCGTACGTGATGACGAAATATTATCTTGGGATGGTCTACTGCTATGTCAACAAGGATTACCACCAAGCCTCGAAGAACGTGTTCGAGTGCATAGCCACGAAGCCGCTCATGGCTGAATTCTGGTGCCTTCTCGGCGACATATACCATTCCCTCGACATATACGACAAGGCTTACTCTTTCTACGAGAACGCCATGATCCTAGGCTCTAGACGACTCAAGAACGATGATTGGCCGTTCCAAATAGACAAATACAAAAAGCATCCAGAGAGCATGATGAAAAACTGCGCGGACATCAAGGGAAAGTCAAAGCTTTACATCGCTAATAGATGACATCGAGCTCGTTGACCACTAGGGTGACTTGATCTTCGTATCTCGAAATGGCTATCTGTTTTCTTCCCGGTCCAAGCTTCCTCAGCTTGGACTCGAGATCGCCAACGGAACAGTTTATTACCGACCAGTTGTTCTCGGCTATCTTCCTTATCTCGTTCTCGATTTCGCCGACCTCCCTTCCCGGGAAGTAAGCTAGGATCTGGTCCTTGCACTCTTTAAGTATCTTCTTGTAGAAGGGCGTGTTGCACGCGCAGGATGGGTTCTTCAGGTACTTCTGCAAATCCTCGGTGAGGTTCGCCGGGATGGACTCCCTGAACCTGGCGTCCCTGAGAGCCTGTTTTATTTCAAGAAGGGTTATTGGTCTCATTTGTGTCCTTGTACTTTCCGATGAATATGACCCTGCCGCAATTTGGGCACTTGACCTTGCTTTTACCCAATTTGTTCTTTGGTATCTCGGTCTTTTTCGTCAAGGGATCTTGTTTCGGTATGCCCGCCTGTATGTCGCTGCTCTTGGATATGGACAAGTCCTTGATGTCATCGTCCGTGACGAGTCTCTTGTAGTGGCATATCTGGCAATATATCAGGTACTTGTAGTTTTTCATCGTTATTCCGGCATGTTAACTATGGTCGCAGCCTCAATCCAGTTGAGGACCATGGCAGCCAAGTTGGAAACGAAGCCGCCGGCGCACCCGCAGGCGAAGACGACCATGAAACACCTAAGGTCGAGCTCCTCCCTTCGATTCACGAAGAATATATAGCCCATCAGGAATCCGCACCAGGTTCCGGAGCACAGATAGCATTCGACCAACTCCCCGACCTTCGGCATCTTGATTTTCTCGGAAACGTACTTCACGAGATTCCTGAAAGGCTCCATGATGGAACCATCGACTATGATGTGGGACATGCCTATGGTCGCCAATAAAAACAGACAAAAATCTTCCATAACTACCTCCAGAAAGACAATTTTACGGTTTCCTTGTTCCTGCTGATGCAGACTTCGCCGAAATCCCCGAACTCGCAGATCCTGCCCTCGAGATCCGCGATATCGCATTCGAGATTCCCGTGTACACTTGGATCTATCTTGTTTATGACGACCGGCTCGCCGAAATGGGATTCCATAGCTTCTATCTGTTCCGCGCCAGCCTTCGAAAGGAAGCCCAGAACCGATCTCTTGCCGAGCCCGCGCATCCCGGGAACCCTCTGCGCCACCATCCACTCGTCGCGGTAGTGTGACATGTTTGGCATGTGCTTCCAAACATCGGGGTTACTGAAAATAATTTCCTCAATATTTCTCAGATTTATCTCCATTGATACTATTCTAAAACAAAAGGCTTTTTTAAGCAACCCATTAGGAGATAAAAATGACAGACGAGACTTTCAGACCGCAGAAGCCAGAAGGCGCCCCAGAACTTTCCATACAGGGCAACATACCTCCCGAGTTCGCCAAAGCTTTGCAACAGCAGAAGGAATCCGCGCCACCCGAATCTACGCTCCAAAAGCCAAACAACAGTTTTTCATCGATGAACCGCGAGCAAAACACCAACGCGCCGGTGAACCCAAGAACTTCTCCGCAACCAGTGAGCCAAAACTCGTCCGGGCATCTCAAGGAACTGCTTGAGACACTCAAGGGAAACAGTTCCCAATACGAGGAAGTGCAATTGCCTTCCAAGGGAAGGTTCTACGATGGCACGAACGGTCCGTCCAACGGCATAGTGAGCCTGAGACCTATGACCGGCGAAGAGGAGCAAATCCTTGCGACCCCGCGGTTCGTCCGCAAGGGTCAGGCGATCAACATGATCTTCCAGAAATGCATCAAGGAGAACTTCAAGGTCGAGAACCTCCTTACCGTGGACAGAACATATCTATTGCTGTACCTCCGAGGCATTTCCTATTCCTCAAGTTACGACGTGGAAGTCAAGTGTTCCGAATGCAGTTCCAAATTCAGCACCAACGTGGATCTAAGCAGCCTTTACGTCGAGACCTGCCCGATGGAATACGGTCCGATCATGGAGGACGTACTCCCGAACACCAAATTGAGATTCCGCTACAGGTTGTCGACAGGCAAGGATGAGCAAGAAATCAACGACTACAGAGAGCGTCGCATGAAGATGTTCGGCGACAGCGCCACGGACGACACTCTGACATACAGGACGGCGCAACTTCTAGAAGAGATCGATGGGATCAACGACAAGACCGAACTGCAAATCCTTCTCAAGAACCTGCCGATCAACGACGTTTCCTACATTCGGGGCGTGATCAACGAGCCTCCATTCGGCGTCGACACCAAGATCGAGATCAACTGTCCTTCTTGCTCCGCCGAATTCTCTATAGATCTGCCGCTAGAAACAAATTTTTTCTTCCCCCGGAGGAAGAGGGAAAAGAATCCCCAAGCTTAGAGCTTCAAACTAACCTCCTTGAAGAAATATTTTTTTTCATGTATCACCTCCACCAGAGTATGCATGACACTCTTAGCATGCCGACGCACGCCAGAAAATGGCTCGTCAACAGGTTCATCGATCAAAAGCAGAAAGAGAACGATGCGATGGAAGCCGAAAGAAGAAAATCAAAGCAGAGAAAGTAACAGATGTCCACAAAAGAAAGACTTCAAAACCCAACCTGTAACGACACCGTGAGATTGCGGTTGTTCAGCTACAACAGCAACAACAGGGCGAACATGAAATCTATCGACAAGGTGGACATCTACCATCTCGACCAAAACGGGGTCTCCCAGGTCAACCCAGACGGCAGAAGGTTTGTTGAGAGCGTCAGCGGCGACGATGTCGTGTCCGAGGGTACGGGATCGTACTATGTTGACGTCTCCACTCAAGACCCTCTGTACACGATAGGAGACTATCTGGACATATGGTCGGTCACGTTCGAGACCAACGAATGTTCGACGGCCGAAATATCCAACTCATTCAGGCTTTATCCAGACCTCTGGTTTACTTCCCCAATTCCCCCAGTTTACGATTTCTCGTTCGGCTTCAAGCCGAACAGGATTGTTAAAGGTTCAAAGAGGTATCTGGTGATCCAGATACAGCCAAACGTTCCGCGAGGAGCCGATCTACTGCCGTACTACGAAAATCTCGCCATAGTCTCAGATTTGAGAGTATCGATCGAAAAGGCTTGCGGCGATTGTGTCCCGCAAGAGAAAGACTTAAGATTGGTGGTGGATCGGCAACTTGTGGACTACAGGGAAAAGATGTACGCATATCTGTTCGTGGACACGAACGATTACGACCCGGGCATATACAACGTCTGGTTCGAGCTAGCCTACGCCGAGAGCGTATTCGTCTCGGAAAAGAACCAGCTTCAGATTTTCGAATGAAATAATCAGATTCCAAAAAAAAACGATTCGTGGTAGCATTGTCCGCCAACACACGGAGACTGCTATGTCATTGGATTACAAGCTAGATTTCTGGATCAAAACCAATCAAAACGCTCTGTTCATAGGAAAGCACGGGGTCGGAAAGACCGCCATGGTCAAGAGCGCCTTCGAGAGAAACAAGCTCCGGTGGAAATACTTCAGCGCCGCTACGATGGACCCGTGGGTCGATTTCGTGGGAATACCGAAAGAGACGACAATGTCGATCGATGGGCGAGAGGTGAGCTACCTCAAGATGATCAGACCTCTGGAGTTCGCTCTCGGAGAGGTCGAAGCCATATTCATAGACGAGTTCAACCGTGGACCGAAAAAGGTCAGGAACGCCGTCCTGGAGTTGCTCCAGTTCAAGAGCATAAATGGCGAGAAATTCCCGAACTTGCGCATGATATGGGCTGCGGTAAACCCAGACGACGAAATCGGTTCATATGACGTCGAGAGGCTCGATCCCGCCCAGCTGGACAGGTTCGAGGTCCACAGGAACATAGAATACAAGCCGGACGCGGACTATTTCAGGAAAAAGTTCGGCTTGGAAGTCGCGGACAGCGCCATATCTTGGTGGAACGAATTGGATGTCGCCACGAAGGACTTGGTGTCCCCGAGAAGGCTCGAGTACGCCCTCAACCTGCATTCTGTCCAAGGCGACCTTCGCGACGTGTTGCCGATGGAGAGTGGCGTCTCCAAGCTGTTGCAGTCACTGAAGGAAGGACCGACGGGGCAAAAGCTGTCCAATCTAATGAAGGGCGATGACGTGGAAGAGGCAAGGACATGGCTCCAGAACGAGAACAACTTCGCTTCCGCCACGAAATACATAGTCGAAAGCAAAACCCTGATGGAGTGGTTCGTCAAGCTAATGAGCAAGGAGAAGATAGTCTCGCTCATGAGCCAGAACGACAAGGTGTTCAAGTTCGTGATATCGAATGTCCTTGAGGTCAGACCGTTCCGGGAGATTTGCAGGGACGTGATGCTAGCCGGCAACGACATCAAGATGATCTCCAAGATAAAGAAGATTTTCACGCAGAACCCTGAAGCGGCGAAGCATTTTTCCGAACTCATAAAGGTATCGGACAAATGAGCATACCTTCATCTGAATGGATGGAAATAGCTGGAAGGCTGGAGGAGCACCATGCGATATTCTACAAGATTTGGTCGATCGGCAAGCCGATCGTTGACGATTCCATAGAGACGGCAGCCATACAATTCGACAAGGTCGGGAAATTCGTCAAGTTCTCCTTCAACAGTAAGTTCTGGGGTAATTTGGACATGGACGGCAAGCTTTTCGTCGTGTGCCACGAGATGCTCCATGTCATGCTGAACCATGGCGTAAGATCCAAAAGCGCGTCCAACCAACAAAAGATCGCAGCCAACATATGCATGGACATAGTCATAAACCAAAGCCTGGTGACGAATTTCGGATTCTCCAGGACGAAAGTGGAATCGTCGGTGTCCAAAGCCATAGACCTTTGCTCTGGCGAAAGCGCGGGAGACGGCGACAGGCTCTGCTGGATAGACACCATATTCCACGGCAAAAACGTGTCGAAAAACGATTGTTACGAATATTATTTCAACATGTACAAGGAGACGTTCGGCGACGGCAACCCAAGCATAGCGATGAACCTTAACTCCGGATGCCTCGATGACCACGCCGCCCTTTCCGAAGCCGACTGGAAGGAGGTCATGAACAAGATATCCGGCGAGTCCACGGAAGAGGAGAAGGAGTCGATAAAAAGATTCGTCGACAAACATTTCGCGTATGGCGATGAGGCTGGGACGCTTGAAGGGTCTTGGGTTTCCTTGGCGAACGGGAAATCCAAGGGAAAAAGGAAATGGGAGTCCGTCATAAGGCGTTGGGAGATAAGCGCCATGAAAAACACTTACGACCAGTCTGAACAATGGACTAGGAAATCCAGAAGAAGCCAGGAGATGTCCAGTTCCCTCTTCCTTCCAAGCGAGATGGAAACCCACTGCTTCGGTCAGGAAGACGACAAGATCGACGTATTCTTCTTCATGGACACATCGGGAAGCTGCTGGAGCCTGAAAGAAAGGTTCTTCGAGGCTGCCAGATCGTTGAACCCAAAAAAGTTCAACATACGGCTCTTCTGCTTTGACACCATGGTGCGCGAAACCACCCTCGCGTCCAGGAGGATATACGGCGGCGGCGGCACCATGTTCTCTATATTGCAGAAATTCGTCGAGGCGGAAACGCGGTCTAAAAAAATAAAACACCCGACGGTGTTCGTCATAACCGACGGATATGGAGACTCGATAAGGACCAACGCCCCGGACAAATGGTTTTGGTTCCTCACGAGCGGCGGATCCAAGGTCTGGATAGACCAGAGGTGTTCGAGGATATACGACTTGTCGCAGTTCGAGTGATTTTGCTATTTACAAAAACGTTCCTTGAAAATATATTATCTTGTCGAAAAAAATCATGGAGGTCGTCATGGATGAAGTTTTTTCTGAATTAAGACGAGTGAAGATATTGTTGAGTAAATTCCCATTGGTCTCAGACCAGATAGACGAGTCCAAGGGAACATACAAGAAATACAAGATAGAGTACGAGAACGGGAAATACAGCGTTCCCGGACATGACGACGAATTCGAGGGAATACTTGACATCATGAAACTCATCGATGAAATGCCGCATTTTTAATCGATGAACTTGAAAAACCCGGCTATCTTCGTGATCTGGAAAATCTCCTTGACGTTGTCGTTCATGGACTTGAAGGAAAGAACCGCGTTGTTCGCCTTGGCTTTCTTGTTGACGGATATGAGCTTCCCCAACATAGAACTTGAAAGGTAGCTTGTCTTCGAGAAATCTATGGTGAACTCTTTCGCCTTGGGGCGGGATTCGACCAAGGAATAAAGTTCTTCTCCTATAGCGGCTATCGATGACTCGTCGTATATCCTTTCTTCCTTGAAACTGATCATGACTATGTCGCCATCTTCCCTAGCTTCTATTAGTTTCATGTCTGTCCTCCTATGAAAAATGAATCTTCCATTTCCATCAGGCTTTCCAGAGACACCCCTGTCCACTCGCCGTACCTGATACTGTATTTAAACTCCACTCCTTCCAATTCCGAAGATTTCACGAAAACAAGCCATGGTTTCCTGGTTCTCTTCCAGCACATCATCGGCTTTCGGTTGCATCTGGACGAGTCTATTTCGGCTTGTTCGAGAAAGACGTCCAGTTCGCTGGACCCATGCGTGAACACCGAATTCAAGTCTATGCCGTCATATCCGCCCTTGGACTCTATGCAGAACTTGAAGTTGGAAGGAACTATGAGATCGCCGGAAAAAACATCCCTGGCGTGCTTTGGAAGATGATTAACCTGACCCCACCTGTTGCCGGACCCGACCGACCTAGAGAAGTCTTCGCAGGAGAACCTGTTGTTGAGCAATTTGGTGAGTTCCCTCTCGACCCTGCTTCCCTTCTTCTTGCCGTTGACTTTCTTTTTCTTAGACTGGCGGTTCTTTATGATGTCCTCTATGAAAAAATCATCCTCGTTTTCGCCAATGTTGTCTTTCATTTTCCCTCTAATTAAGTATGTTTTGTATCTCCGCCATCGATGACTTTTGCTCCTCGAGCAAGGAAAGCACCTGTTCGGCTTCGGTCGCCGAAATGGTGTTGTTTCCAAGCAGGACCTGCGAGGTTGAGCATATTGAATTGCATATGTCGCATATGCTTTTCGTCTGCCTTTCTATCTCGGAAAGAACCATGTCGGAAGCCAAGCCATCGTCGTTGTGGTATTCCTCTTCTGGATCAGCCTCATTTAAAGTAGTAACCAGATCCACATCTATGTCGTCACCCTGCGGCTCGACCTTGAATCCGTCGAACACCCACTTCTTCGGGCTGGACTTCGAAACCATCATCTTGATCGGGCTTTTCACGAATCTGGAATCATTGTCTATATGGAAGAACCAAAGTTCCTCGTCCGGGAGCTTGGTCATCTTCGCCGAGTTCATTATCTTGCGGTACGGTCCGACCTCGGACGCAGCCTCCCTCCATATGCTTGGCTCGGAGGCAAAGAATATCTGTCCCAGGGACGACCGGAGATCGAAAACCCACATGGGTCTGAACCTGTTCCGGAACAGCCACAGACACCTTTTGCCGCCCACATCGTACTCACCTATGGAAACCGCCATGTGCCCATGGTTTATAAGGGAAAATATGTCTTTGATCCCAGCCATCCTGTGGGGATACGGCAAGTCGCCGACATAACCCTCCAGGTCATTGAGGCTGTATCGCCTGGATGCGTGTTCGAACACCCGCAAAAGTATCTCGGAATCGCATTCGGACTGGACGCCGTATTTCTCTTTGAGTAACTGGTATTCTTCATCGTCGATCTTGCCGTTGTGAGCCAAGGCGATGTTCCCGGACTCGCTGATGAAAGGGTGGTTGTTTTGGTTGACCAAAGGGTTTCCGTAGCCCTTGCTGGCTCCCCTAGCGTGAACTATGGACAGGTCGCAATCAAATGCGGCAACCTCATTCCACGCTTTCGAGCCGACCAGATCGCTTGATCTTCCCGGCTGCTTGTGGTGCAGGATCTTGCCCGAATCACCCTTCTCGGACATCCAGAAACCAGCCGCGTCGACGCCCCTAACCTCGAGTTTCTCGAAGACTTTGGATATTATGCTCCAAGTGGCGTTTCGGTCGTTCGATTCGCCTATGTATCCAGCTATGCCGCACAAGTTTTCACCTACAGGTTTTTTAGTGTGCCAGTGCTTCCGCCGAGTGACGGGGCGTTGTCTGGCGGTATTGTTCCTGGAGCGGTCGGCTCCACCAGCGACTTCGAATCGGGAACGACTGATTTCTTTTCCTTCTCCACTGGATTCGAGACCGCAGCGTCGTCTTTTGCCGGAACGTCGTCGTTGGGGCTTCCAAGGTCGTTGATCGGCAAGCCCATCTGCGATTTGATCTTTTCCATGTCAGCCAACGCTATCCTTATGGCTTCTGGGAGAGACTTGGCTTCCTTGTCTTTCTCCTTGCCATCCATGGACTTCTTTATCATGATGGCTATGGCTTGCATCTTCTCGACCAGACCCTTCATCTTGGGAGGGCTAATCCCTGTGAGGACAATCTTTATCTCGCCCACTATGCCGTTGGCTAGGTCGCCAAGGCGCACGCCCTTGTCGTCTACCACTTTGGACAAGTCATTCAATGAGTTGTATATCTTTCCAACCTTGTTGGCGAAATCTTCCTCGTTTTCCATTAATAGGTACTGTTTGAAGTTCATGCTTTATTTATGTTTTCCGGCGCGACTTTTTTGTTCTTTATGGCTGCGGCTATCAAACCCTTGAACAAAGGGGCTGCCGCGGTGAGCCTGCTCTTGAACTCGGGATGAGCCTGTGTGCCTATGAAAAAAGGATGCAAATCGGCATTCAACTCCATGATCTCGACCAGATTCGTCTGCGGATTCCTTCCGCTGACCAAAAACCCGGCTTCCTCGAAACCTTGAATGTAGGACTCGTTGACCTCGTATCTGTGCCTGTGTCTCTCCCTCACCGTTTTCTGCCCGTAAAGTTCGTATGCTATGGTTTCCTTCTTGAGCTCGCAATCATATGCACCAAGCCTCATGCTTGCCGACTTTTTCGTCAGCCCATCTTGACCAGAAACGAACTTCACCACCGGATTCTTGGTTTCCTTGTCGAACTCCATGCTGTTGGCGCCCTCAAGGCGACACACGTTCCTGGAAAACTCTATGACGGCGCATTGCAGACCAAGGCATATGCCGAGGAATGGAACTTTCTTCTCGCGAGCATATTGTATGCACCTTATCTTGCCCTCTATCCCCCTGTTGTCGAACCCGCCCGGTACGATTATCCCGTCTAGGTTCTCGAAAAACTTGTGCAGACCACGGTTGTCCTTGTACTTCTCCAGATCCTCCGACTTGAACCAATGAATCTCCACCTTGGAGTCATTCGCTATGCCGGCATGCAGCAAAGCCTCTTTCAGGGATATGTAAGCTTCGTCGCAATTGTCGTACTTGCCGAAAATCCCTATGGAAATCGGTCTGAGGTTGTTGTTGGTGTATTTCTCGACAACCTCGCGGTACTTGTGGATCCTGCAGGCGCTTCTGTTGAGGTGAAACAGATCCACGAACAAGTCGTCGACATGGCGGTTGTAGTAGGCTAATGGAACCTCGTATATGGACTCGAAATCGGGAGCCTCGAAAACGCATTCCCTGGTCACGTTGGAAAGTTGAGACACCTTGTCCAGAATCTTCTCCGGTATCGGCTTCTCAACCCTGCAGAGAAGGACATCAGCCTGCAAGCCGTGCCTCTGCAAGTCCTTGACGGCATTCTGGAGGGGTTTCGTCTTGAATTCCTTGATGGTCTTGATCCACAATATGGGGGCGACCATTACGATAAGCACCTCGGATCTATGGCTTTGCTTGAAAAGCCTGATCGACTCGTAGAACGCAAAGCTTTCCGAGTCGCCGACTGTCCCGCCAACCTCGGCGATGACTATGTCGTGGTTCTTGCCGAGATCGACCAGCCTCTTCTCTATTTTGTCTGTGAGGTGGGGATTGACCTGTATGGTCTCGCCGAGGTACTTCCCTTGCTCTTGTTCCTCGATCAGTTCCTTCTGGAGAATTCCGTGGGTGCAAATATTGTCCTTGCTGACCGTTATTCCAGCTATCCTTTCGTAGTGACCCAAGTCAAGGTCAGTCTCCGTGCCGTCGTCGCACAAGAAACATTCCCCATGCTCTCCGGGTCCGAGGATGCCAGCGTTGATGTTGTAGTACGGATCGAACTTGACCAAAGTCACGACATGACCTCGAAGCCTCAATAGAAGACCTATGCTGGCTGCGGCAACACCTTTGCCCGTGCCGGATATGACGCCACCAACCACGAAAATGTATTTTGCCATCAGCTACTGCCTTCTACAAATTGTAAACTTGTGTAATTCTTGTTTCTTCTACTCAAATCTAACTAATAGAGTAAGTATGAAAAAAAGTATTTTCAAAGCAATAACTTTTAGAACATCTGGCAAGCTCCACCGCTACAAGCTATGTTCTCAGCCAGCTTGGTGTTGTCCTCCTGCTCCGTCATGGTCGTGTAATCGACATCCTTGTAGACCCTGGAAAGATCTTCCCAGTGCTTGTTGTTGTTGACATCTTTCAGGAGGTAGGTCAGTTCCTTGGTGTTTCCTCCGAGATATCTCTCGGCGAACTGGTTGGCACGGCGAACCCAGTCCTTTTGGAGGTTGAAATGGAGCCATTCGGACTGGATCTTCTCTGCGATCTCATCGTCGAGCTTTTCTGGCTTCGACGGCTCGACTATGGACAAAACGCCCATCGCGGCATCGCACGCCTTCCACAGGTTTCCGCGAAACGCGTGAAGGGCATCGACTATTAGACCGGAGGCGAATATTGATCCCTTGCCGTACTTCGCGACTATCTCGTCGACAGTCAGCACCTTCGTGAACGGAGCCTGCGGGTAATCGAGGTCTCCGGTGGACCCTAGAAGGGATATGCCGGCGAAACTATTCTTGTTCTCGTATATGAACTGCTCCACGGAATCCCACTCGTCATCGTTCACGTTGATCGTGTTCGAGACATTATGGGTGAGCCAAGGGGCTACACATTTTTCTTCCCTGGTACCACTCCTGATCCAGTTCTCCTGCGTCAACTTGACGTATTCGAGGAGTTTCACGGCGTCGATATCGGACTTCGTCAGGGACCCGCCCTTGGTCTCTATGAGGAAGCTAACGACCTTGTCAGTGCCGTTTGCGCTCCATACGGAGTTTTCTATGGCTATGGGATTTACGTTGGCGAAATGCTGTATCGGGTTCTCCATGGCGTTGCTCTGAACCCTTCGTATGTACCTTTTGGCATGGTGCGGGTGAATCCCGCTTGAGGTCTGGAGCAGACAAGAAGTCGTACCCGCTGGCTTTATCGTCGTCGACCTCGCGGAAACATTTATGCCTATCTTGCGAGCCATTCCCTCATTGACCTCGAGGACCAAATGAGCCATGTCCCTCTGGATGGCTGGGTCGAAGCATATGTCCGGGTTGTCCATCATGCCAGTTATGGAAACTCCGAGCAAAGCCTCTTTTTTCGTTATGTCCTCGCTCACCCTTCCCAGATAATCGAACTTCGTGTATCCGGACTGCAGGGTGCCTATGATGGACGCCACCTTCGCAGCCAAGGCGAAGTTGTCCTTGGACGTCAACTTCGACCCGTTTATCTCGGTGAGGTTGCAAAACTGGAAACCGGAGTTCCCATGCTCGTCATATCCTCTCAATGAGATTTCATTGCAGGGATTGAAAAGCTGCTCTGCCGGACAGTCCGTCCAGACGATTCCAGGTTCGCCGAACTGCCTGGTGGACTCGAACATGCTGTGGAAATCGTCCCTGGTGGTGTACGATCTGTCGAGCAAGACGGAATTATTGCTCCTTGCTCTTTGAGGATTGTCGTAATACCAGGCTCCGGTCTTGGCGGTCATCATCTCCTGGTCGTCCGCCGAAAACAGTACTATGACGGCGCTTCTCCTTATTCCGCCGCTGAGAACGCAATCCGACGCGTGAAGCAGGTAGTCCATGCAGTCTATGGGTCGCATCCTGCGCATGCCGGAGTCGAGGCACTTGTTCATCAGGGTTCTGCACTTCTCGAGACTTCCCTCCAGAGGCTTTGCCCCAGGGGCTTTGCCGATGCCATACGAAAGCATGGCTCCCTGCGGTCTTATCTTCGAGTAGTCAAAAGACAACTTTTTGCCATAGTACTCATAGAACTCCGAGTGTGGCATATAGGACGCGATTAGAGCCCCGAAAGCGTCCGCCCAACCCTCTATGGAATCATCTATCTGAAAAATGATTTCGCCCGACAAGTCAGACGACCTCTCCAGACCCGCGTGGAAATTAGGCAGCTTGTCCACGTGATTCTTCGTGACGCTGACTCCGACGCCGCAGCCGCACAGGAGCAGCCACGTAGCCTCCTGGAAAAACCTCGTCCTGTCGCAGTACGCCGCGGAGCAGTTGTAGATCCTGGCTTCTTTTTTCAGTATGGGGGATCCGCCGAACTGCAAAGCCCTCTGGCTTCCGAGTGCGACCTTCTCGTGCACGTGGGAGAAGGCGAAATTTATGTCCTCGGCAGCCATGGGGTATTTCGCCAAGTGCATTTGCTTTACCCGCTCCACAGCCTCATGCCAAGTCTCTCTCCTTCTTATCTCGCTGTTGTATCTGGCGTATCTGGAAACGAAAGTATAATCGGACAGTGCTTTGGATGACATCTTTACCTCTTTGTAAATTTAGTTTGGAATATATGTAAGGATCAAAAACTGTTTTTTCTTAGAAAAAATCACTTTTTTATGACCGTGAATCCTTTTTCGTGGACAAGGTCGATGATGTCGGAAGTCTCGAGCATCCTTATGAGATCCTTGTCGTGCGTAGTTATGAAAACCTGCTTGTCCAAGGAAAGCTCCTGTATCATGTTGAATATCCCCTGGACGCCCAACGGGTCTATGTTCGTGGTGACCTCATCGAGGAAAACCACCGAAGGTATGGTCCCGCTGCTTATCATCATGACGTCGGCGAAAGCCTGGGAGACGGAAAGGTTCAACCTTCTCCTTTGACCAGCCGACATGGCATGGTAGATGAACGGGTCGCCGTCGGGGGGATTCCTCTCGATGATTTCGTTGAACTCGTTGTCGAACCTAAGGACTATCTTGTTTTCGATGAGGAACTGGAGCCAGTAGTCTATGCGGTTGTTTAGCTGCGGTATGATGCCGTCAACCACGGTCTTCCTGATTCCCTTCTCCCCGAATCCTTGGTTCCAATACTGGTAGTACTTGAGGTTGTCCTCGGAATCCTTTATCGAGTCGTGCTTGGACTTGGACGTGATCTTCGCGTTCTCGTGCGACTCGTTCTCGCTGCTTATTATGTCCTCGTATGGCGACTTCGAATTGAGCTCGTTCGTCTTGATCGACATGGATTCCTGCAACTGTTCTATCTCCTGGTTGAGGAGAAGCTCCATGCTGTCAGCCTTTGGCTCCCGTATCTTCGCGAGGTCAGACATCTCGCGGCGCAAGTCCCTTATCGCCAGCACCAACTTGTTGACAAGAGACTCCTTGAGCGACAAGAAGTCCTTGACCCTCTTCATCTTTTCGGAAAGCTCGAGTATGTCGGAGGAAAGTTTCTTGGCATCTTCCAGAAGAGGTGATATCTCGCCGTTTATCGCGGATATCTCCAGTTCGTCGGAGTCCACGACCCTCTGTATGTTTCCGACATCTATGACGCCGTAACAGACCTCGCAGGTAGATCCGTGCTCGTTCGACCTCACCGAATCCATGTGCTGTCTCTTCGTCTTTATCTTTTGCTGTCTTTCCGCGATCTTCGACTTGACCGATTCGGCTTGCCCCTTGAGCGCCTGAGCCATGTCCCTCAACTTATCGTCCTTTTCGCGAGCTGCCTCTATCTTGTCTCGTGCGTCCTGCTCGGCGGTTTCGTGCGTGGATATCTCGTCGCCGCACTGCTTGATTCTCGCCTGCGCTTCGTTGTACGCCAGTAGGTCGCCGCCATGGCTGGAATTCGCGAGCTGCGACTTCTTCTCTGTTATCCTCGCCCCGATGGAATCTATCTCCTTGGATTTCTCGACCTTCCAGTCCGATTCCTTCTTTATAGCCTGATTCAGGCGTCTGAACGATTCGTCCTCGGAAGCCTTCAGGAGCTCATATTCCTTGGAAAGCATCTTGATCCCAGAAGTCGTCTCGGAAACCAGCCTCTTAGCCTTGTCCTGCTTCTCCCTATAGCTCGACAAGGACAGGAGGTTCTCCACGATCTCCCTCTTGAGGGCGCTGCCGGCTTCCAAGAAAGACGCCGACTGGTCGTCCGTGAATATGCATATGTTGACGAAAGCCTCATAGGTCAGACCTATCGAATCCTCTATCAGCGACTGCGTGTCGTCCATCGATCCCGCCGTCAGTTCCGTGGATTCGTCCCAGACGCCTTCCACGCTCTCCCAGAACCGCAGGCTGTTTTTCTTTCTGGTCCTGACCACCCTGTACTTGTCCCACATGAGGTCTATCTTGCAGTCCTTGCCGACGATGTTGTTTATGACTCCGTCCTTGAGTATGGCGGAAGGCTTCTTTATGGATTTCCCGTAAAGACCATAAACTATGATCTCCTGTATGCTGCTCTTGCCCGAGCCGTTGGACGAGACCCTGACCTCGTCCGAAGGCATCTCGTCCTCTTTCTTGACGTCGCGGTTCTCGCCGCGTATGAACACGACCTTCCCGTAGTCGCCGAATTTGATCTCGACGCCTTGCGGACCGAAGCACAGGAAGTTCCATGCGCCTATGTAGCTGAAATTTAAGTTTTTCATGCCGTGAAGATAGTTTATTTTAAAAATGATTTCAAGATGTGATTCGAAAAAATAGTTCTGTCCCATTGGTGGAACACCAGAAACGGGTTTCCGCCCGAGCCGCAGACCTTGCCGTCGACCAGCGATGGCTCGAAAGGTAGGAAATTCTCCTTGAAAACCTCGCCGGTCAGGCAGAAGCTGTCGGCGCTTGGGTCGCTCAGGAAAAACCTCTTGTCTTCCTTGATTTTCGAGACCAGGAAGTTCATCACGGCTTGGTCCGTGCAATTCTGGTAAACCAGGCAGTTGCTCCACATCAGCAGGCAAAAGTCCCTCACGGACTCGCAGATCCCCTTGCAGACGCCCGCGTTGACCACGTCCCACGAATAGTAATCCATCGATATGCCGCCATTTGCCTTTTGCACCTGAAGTTGGTCGTACATGTTGAACGGCGAATCCTTGTGGAGGAATCCCTCCCTCGAGAGCACGACATTGCGCCTTGGCTCGAAACCGAAGGGGTCGCCCTGGATTACGACGTCACGGCTGTCGGATATGAAGACCGGGGTGCTGCGGTCGAAGCCGCTCAGGAAACTCCAGTAATGATGCCATCTGTCCGTGAATATCCTTCCGGTGGAAGGCTTTTCCATGAAATGGATCTGGAAGCCGAAATCCTCTATGATCTTCCTGTATTCGGAGTCGAGTCCGTTCGTGAGGCAGACAGCCAGACTTTGATTTGAGTTTTCCCTGACGGAACGGAAATAACAAGCGTACTGAAGCCAATTCCTGTCGCTTATGTTGCTAGCCCAAGTCAGGATTATCGGCTGGGTCATTGGCTTTCCTCTTAGGGAATATCGGCTTCTGAATGGCGGCTCCGTGCTGCCCAAGCAATTCCGACTTCCATTTCGACATCAGTTCCGGGTTTTTCGATATGAGGATCGAATCGATCATGGAATCGAACTTCTTGTATGATTTCATCTGACCGCTGTAGTGCACGAACCTTACGTCGGGCTCTTCGGAAATCCTGGTCGGGCTCGTGTAGTTCCACTTGTTCGGAACAACCTTGACGAACCTGTTCATGTTCGAGAAATTTCCCATGGAATGCCCGAATCCGCAAAATGACTCGAATTTCCTGTATTCCCTGAGCCTGCCCCACGCCTTTTCGTCTCCGCAAACCATCCCGGAATCGCCGTTTTCGGAAACCAAAAGTTCCGAATCCGAAGAAATGTCAAACAGAGGGTTTATATCTCCCTCGAAATGACCGTCTATGTCGAAATAGGCGTAAGTTCCCGGGTTCGACTTCTGCATGTCCAACACCATTCCGATGGTGCAAGACCTCATCTCCTCGCACGTCTTGGCGTGCACGACTTCGACGCCCATGGATCGCATCTTGTCCACGGAGCTGTTCATGCCAAAGGAAAAAGCCACGGCGATGATCTTGCCTTTGTATTTCCCGGCTTCGGAAAGGGACGAAAACCATCCGACCCCGAATCTCTGGAAATACAGTTCGTCAAAAGCGGTTACTATCGTTTTCAATCTAGCTCCTTCTGGCATATCATCTTGCCGACCTCTATGAGCCTGTCCTTGTCCAGACCATTCGCGCCGACAAGATCCACATATTGCTGGATCATGTCGTCTTCCCTCAGCATGATTGATTTCGCCTCATCTATGACGGTCTTGTCTATCCGCTTCTTCTGCTGCCTTATCTCCAAGGACCCAATCGCCTTGTCCTTGGAGATATCCTTCCTCATGTCTATGAGGTCGGTCGCAGAAAGGTCGTCCACGACTATCCTGACGAAGTTCTTGTTCAGGTCATGCTTGTCGACCTCGCTCGGGCTTATCACCAGATGCCTCGGCGAGAACTCATTTATAATGTAGTCCTCACTCTGTGTTTTGCCGTCGAACTCTATTATGTGCTTCTGCTGGAAGGCTTCCCCGAAAGACAGTTGGAGCGGCGATCCTATGTATTCCACGTTTGGCTCGAGCCTCTGGTGCGCGTGGTAGTGACCAAGGAAAACCTTCTTGTAATTTTTGAACATCCCGGGGCTGACCTTGACCATCTCGCCATCGTGTTCTATCGATACGTCGGATATCGAGCTCCCGTGCAGCACAGCCCCATCCACGGCAAGATGCCCCAGGCAATACTGGAACTCGCCCTCTTGCTCCGAGAGGATATCCATAGCCTTGATGGGATCATGGGTGAAAGGGATGAAATCCCAGTAGTCGCCTTCGACCTTCATTCTGGTAGGCTTGTCGACGATCACTATGTTGGGAATCGAGGAGAAAGGCATTACGCTGCTTATCGATGTCTGTTCGTTGAACCAAAGGTCGTGGTTTCCGAGGACGAGATACACCTTGAAGTCGTTGTTGGGCAACCACTTGGAAAATATCTCGAAGGTTCTCTGGTAGGTGTAGACGTCTATCTTCTGGCGGTCGTGGAACAGGTCTCCCCCGAAAAGGACGCTTTTGACGCCCTTGTCCTTGGCGACGGAGAACACCCAATCGAGGACGGACAGGCAATCCTCGAGCCTGTCCTGTCGTCTCTTGTGCGGGTGTATGTGAATGTCGGAGAAAAGAAGAACCTTGCCCATGTCTGTCTCCAAAAGGTGCAAGATACACCATAATGGAAGACAAATCAACGGCTATTTTTTCTTCTCGTCCTTGTCCTTGAATATTTTCTTCCAGGCTGACCACAAGCTGTGGGATTTTATCTTCTTGGCTGGTTTTGTCGGCGCTACGGCGCCGCCGCCAGCCCCTCCGCCCATGGGTGGCGCTCCTCCGCCCATAGGCGGCGCTCCCATAGGCGGCGCTCCTCCGCCCATAGGCGGCGCTCCCATAGGAGGTGCTCCGCCGGGAGGTGCTCCGCCGGAAGGTGCGTCCGCTTCGTCCAATCTGGTTTCTATGTAGCTTGAGAATGTTTTCATGTGAACGGATTCCTAGTTGCGCCAATGAACTAATATATATATCGATCCAATGGTTTGTTTTGGACCACAGAAATAAAACCAAGGCAAAAACATATATACATCATGAACAGAAATGCCGCGAAAACAACTCCGAATCCGACAAGAATTGACCAAATGGAGATGGCTAGCTTCGGTCCATACATCGGCGGCTGCGGACCGCACGCCGACTTCATACCGCAGGGAGCTTGCAGCGACCAGAATACGCCGAAGGAAAACAAAGCTATAAGGAAAGGCGAAAAACCCAACAACATAAAAAAACGCAAAATGAAATCGGAATCGTTCGCCGAATTCCTCGCTAGTCGAGAATCCGGACAAAGGGGCAAAAATGGCTAAAGAGCAGGCGAAGAAGCCGGAATCGAAGAAGGTTGACACCAACCTCCAGAAGGCTATCCTCGACATAGCCTCCAACCTGAAGAAATCCTTTGCGAAATACTCAAGAAGCACCAGAGACAAAGCCTGGAAAAGGATCACCAGCGCCGATGGCGAGCGAGAAATCGACAAAATACTGCTTAATCCAGAAAGGCAGCTCAACACGTTTCAGAAGCTGGCGTTCAAAGAATGGATGGAAAAAAAGACATCCTAAACTTCTTATATTACCCAAGTTGAAATAAACAATATTTTCGTATTGTTTATTATATCCTCATTGTTATACTACGCCTTCGATTGTCACATATCGTGACATGGAAACAAGGAGGTGCATCATGCATGCGTTCATTTTGGGTTTGATCTCTTTCATGGCTGTCAGCCAAGACCCATACAGGATGATTTCGGAGGAAAGGCACGACATACTCGCGTCGCACATACCGAACAGCAAGGATCTTGTCCTTAACTCCATAAGGAACAACAAGAGGTTGATAATATACACGGAAAAGGAGATTCCGCAGGCGTACCAGGACTGGGTCGGGGCTCTTCCTGGGATACACAGCCCGTCGTACAACATTTCGGCAGACAAGCCTCGCGAGAGGTTCGGCAATCCAAACGTCGAATTCCCCTGGGGTTCGCCAGCCGGCACCGAGATGGTTGCAGGGAAAAACATCAACTCCTTCAAGTTCTTGCTTTTGCCGAAGGACAAGAGGATAGAGGTGAAGAGGAAATACCTTGAGGGCGACAGGATTAAATCCTTCGTCTGGACTTTCCCGACGGACACGGTGGTCGGAGAGGTCTTGCAGATATACCACAAGGAAACCAGCTACACATTCGAGGTCAGGACCAGAAGGAAAGGACCTAACGGCGACTGGAAGGTCGCCATATACAAGCCTTTCGGCAATCTGAGGGAGTTCTCCCAATTCTGCTCGCAGAACGGGGTCTCCCTCGAGCACGAGGAAAAGGAGATATCCCAATCCCACCTTATCTTCAAGGGCGAGGCTGTGGCGACGAACCTGAAGTCGATACCGGAGTCGTTGGTCAAGAAGGCTCTCTCCTTGGATTTCGTCAATGTTATTGGCGAGGAATGGCACAAGGAGTCTTTCGCCCCGACAACCGACGCCGACTTCCACATAGTGCCAAAGAACTATTCCGCGGCAACCATAGCGCTGAACAGCAAGTCATGCGTTCGCTGCCACGAATCGGTTCTGAAGCACGCCAACGAATTCGACTTTAGGCGGGATTGGTATGGTCGGGTGAGGGGAAGCGACGGAATATTCAGCTTCCATCCGTTCGAACCATCATGCATATCGCATCGCGGCATCTACCAAGGCGCCGAGATACGCAAGGATTTCATCAGCAACGGGATCGTCAATTACGAAGAGTAGGCTGAATTCCAACTGCGAAATCAGTTAAAATCCATTATCCGATTTTGCAGTTGATTTAAAAATAACATGTCACTATGATGCTCGAACCATGAAAGACCACGACACCAACTTCATTCATTCCCATTTGCTTGAGATCGTCAGGCGCGACCCAAGCGATTTCGAGCCGTTCGGGGAAACAGACAAGTCGGAGTGGAGAGACTGCTCTTCCGGCTGCTGCTTCTATCTGCCTTTGGGAGGGGAGATAGGAATGGACTGGGGCGTGTGCGCGAACGAAAAGAGCGAAAGGTCTGGACTGCTGACCTTTGAACACCAAGGATGCAAACACTTCGACGAAAAATCCACCATAGGAAAGCAAGGTCACTAGATGTTCGCGGTAATATTCAGTGACGGCGAAATAAAACTGGACGACCTGAAGAATGACTGCCGCGAGCACCTTTGGATTCCCATAGCGGTACACAAGGACAGGGACGGATCCGTGACGGTGCTGTGCTTCGACGAGGCTGATACCGCGAAGCGTTTCGCCAAAAGGAACATACCGAAGACTTGGGTTCACGGGGCGGTGCTTCTCAACGATGATCAGATATCCTTCATCAACTCCAAAAGATGGAAGATAGAAGTCCTTGGGTTCCCGAGGATCTTCAGGGACAACCCGGATCAGGTTCTGGGTTTTGAAATAATCGAATTCAATGAAAAGCCTGGCATGAAATACGCGTAGAAACACCAAAAAGGAGAAAACCATGGTTCCAGAGAATTTTGTCGTCGGAGCAATCGGGTCGTTGATGTTTGGGCTGATAGGGATAATCCTGTTCATAACGGGATATTTCGCGTTCGATCTCCTCACTCCGAAACTGGACATATCAAAAGAACTTTCGAGCGGCAACGTTTCGGTAGGGATAGTGGTGGCGGCGCTGCTTCTGGCGATCGCACTAGTCATATCAAGCGTAGTCCATTGAGAGAAAAATGCAATTAACAGAAAACCAGAAAGACACCATACGGTCGATACTCAAGCGGATCGGCGACTCCAGCCACATAACAATGGGCGGATACGCTGGCACCGGGAAAACGACGTGCGTGTCGACGATCCACGAGGCTCTGAAGCGCAAGGGCAAGAAATTCCTCGTGTGCGCCTACACAGGCAAAGCCACGAACGTGCTGAGGAGCAAGGGCATATCCGCGTCCACGATACACAGCACGATATACCAGCCAATCACCGACCAGGAGACGAACAAGGTTTCCTGGGTTACGAAATCCAAGATAGACATTCCCGACCTCGATGGATTCATCGTGGACGAGGCTTCGATGGTCGGAGATGACATACACCGCGACCTTTTAAGTTTCGGGGTTCCAATACTGTATGTCGGCGACCATGGTCAGCTCGAGCCGATAGGCGGCAAGTTCAACCTGATGGGCGATCCGGACTACAGGCTTGAGACCGTGCACCGCAACGCCGGGGAGATAGCCCATTTCGCGGAACATCTGCGCAAGGGTCTTCCAGCCACGGCTTTCAAGGGAAGCGATAAAGTCCAGGTCGTAAAGGAATCGGCGATCAAGGACAAGCACCTTGCCCAGGTCAGCCAGGTCATATGCGCCTTCAACAAGACGAGGACGAGGGTCAACGAGCGGGTCAGAGCCTTCAAGAACATCGAATGCACCTATGTTTCCGTGGACGAAAAGGTGATTTGCCTCCGTAACAAGAAGGACGCCGGTCTGTTCAACGGTATGCAGGGGGTGGTGACAAAAGTGAATAAGTGCGGCAAGAGGTTCGACTTCGTCTCGCGCGGCATCCACTACTACAACATCATGTTCGACGACAAGCAATGGGGCAAGGAAAAAAACGAATTCGATTTCAGCCAGGACGCGCACCCTTTCGACTACGCGTACTGCATAACCTGCCATAAGTCGCAGGGAGACGAATTCGATTCGGTCATAGTGTACGAGCAGAGATGTTCGGAGTGGGACAACAACAAATGGAACTACACCGCAGCCAGCAGGGCTAAGGGAAGCGTGGTCTGGGGCAGTCTCAAGTTTTGTTCCAAGTTACCTTTAAATTTTCCCGCAATCATGATACGATCATGTTCCCAAGGAAGCGACCAAACAGAAAGCGATGCAATGCAGTACGTTTCAATAGACATAGAGACAACAGGGACCGACCCCCTGGTCCACGACATAATCGAGTTCGCAGCCGTCATAGACAGGACGGAATCGGAAACCCCGTTCGACAAACTACCCGTATTCCACAAGTTCATCAAGAAGAACGGACCGCTGGCGTGCGAGCCAAGAGCAGCGTCCATGCACCACAGGATATTCAAGAAGCTCTCGGAACAGCCTGACGAATGCATGTTCATAGAGGATCTGATGTATTCCTTCGGGAACTTCCTCCAGGACAACGGCGTCGAGCCGAACAAGTACGGGCAGATAGTCCTCAATGTCGCCGGGAAGAACTTTGGGGTTTTCGACTACCAGTTCATGGTGGCGAAGATACCGAAAGAGAACTGGAACAACATAATATTCAGGAAAAGGTTCTTGGACCCGGCGATACTCTACTTCAGGAATGGCGACTATTGCCTTCCCGACCTCAAAGTTTGCACGGAGAGGTCGAACTACACTTCGGAACTATCGGGAATCCACTGCGCGGTCGACGACGCGATGCAAGTCGTAAAGCTCATGCGCGGAAAAATCAAATAGAGTTGGCTTCGCAATTTCTCTCAGCTTGGGCGATCTCAGACCTCTTTCTGTCTATGTACGCCTGAACCAATTGCCTGGCTTCGGTTTCGGTAATCAGTTCGTTTTCGTTGTATATGGAGTTCAGGGTGTCGCAGTATACCGGTATGTAACCCCCATACTTATTGTTCATGACCACCCTCTTTATCGCGACCTTTTCGATGCATCCCCTCATGGCTTTGTATTTCAGATAGACGATCGATCTTTCTCCCCACCTGTAAGAGACTGATATTCTCCTCTCGACCCTGGAGCAGCCGAATGACTCCAAGCCACCTTCCGGAACACAGGAATAACGGTCGCTAACCGACCTTGCCTGACCGCGAACGAATATTTTCCCTTCTGGGATGTAGCTGTACATGTTCAGTTCCTGGTTATTCGTTTTGGCTGGTATATCGGTAGGTTCTCAAGGGGAATGGCGTCCAAATTCGGGAAAACGAAAGCTTTCTTCTTTTGGTTGACGAATATCTCCGAATCATTGAAGAACTTCGTCAGGTTGCCTTTTTTAGCCTTGTAAACCGTCTCGCTGTCGGAGTTTACGCTTATCCCGGTTATGACCCAAACCCTGCCGGAAACATCGTATCCCTTCGCCCCTATGCTGAACTTGACCAATTTTGAATTGCTGTAAAAATCCGTTTGGGATGTAGTTGTCTCGTCGCCATAAAGCACGACCTTGCCCGAACCCTCTTGTTTGAGGACTATTTTGTTCAGGTTCTGCATGATCCATTGGACTAATGGCATTTTTACCTCTAAATATATAACCAGCACGACATCGAAAAAACAGAAGCGATACAAGCAAGCGGGAAAAATTCATCCGAAAAATTCAGTTTCGGCAAATATATAATTCATGGAATTCAAAAAATGGCTAAGAAACGAGATGGCTTGGTTTACGGTTCCCGATGAAATCAACATAAAAGTACCCTACAAGGACGGCGGCTTGATACCGGTCAAGATGGTGGATATGCTTTTCGAGAAAAACCCGGAACTGTACAGGGACAAGGTTTCCGGGTCCACCATGAACCAGGGGTCGAAATTCGTCGCCCCGATACCAAACAGCGACCAATACTTGGCTTACCACGGAAACCGAGGCGGTATCTCGTCGCAGACGATATCAAAGAAAGAAGCCATGGATCTATCCAAAGGGGAGTACAACGTTCTGCCGGAAGAGTGGTACGAGAAGGCTCTCCTCATAGGACCGGACGACAATCAGATAAATCTTTAAAACAAGGTAAAGACAAGACCAAAATCACTATATTACAACATGGCAAAAATAGCTTTAATCAGACCCGGTTCGATAGGCGACATAATAATGACATTCAACTCGATGCCACCATTGAGGTCGGGAAACGATGTCACCTACTTCTGCAACTCCAGGCTTCTAGACTTGCTGAGGAACTTCGCGAGCAAGAATGACATAGTCGAGATGAAAAGTCTGGATGATCATGACCCGAAGGACTTCGACGCGAACATCAACCTTATCGGCTACCCGCTGGGCGAAGGCTACCCAAACAAGAAAATGGGGAAGCACCTGGTCGAGTATTTCGCTAAGGAGATGGGGGTGGATTTCAGCTTCGACAATCTGAATCTCGATCTCCCCAGATTCCCCAAAAAGATAAAAAACAAGGACTATCCGAGATATGTGACCTTCCAGAACAAGACCGGATGGTCCGCGTACAAGGACTGGTGGGGCTGGCAAGAACTCATAGATCTCATGAAACAGAAGATCCCGAATGTAGAAGTGTATCAGATAGGGGGTCCGGGAGACCCGCAGATCGAAAACACGGACGGTAGTTTTTGCGGCGATCCGTTCGAGGACAACCTAGCCGCGCAGGCTTGGGCTAACCTTCATCTTGGATTGGACTCGGTTTTCAACCACACCACCAACATAAGGTGGAGAAACAAAGGAAGAACCAAAGGGGTCATACTTTTCGGTTCAACGCAAGCGGACGCAAGCGGATACCCGCACAACGACAACATATCATTGGGGCTGAGCTGCCAGCCGTGCTTCAAGGAAGACCCCAAGATGAGCAGAGTATCCTTGGGTTTATGTGACAACCCCCCGAATCAGACCTACGAAAAACCACAACACGCCTGCATGAAAGGTATAACGCCAGAGATGGTGTTTGAGAAAATAAAACTATGAAAGAAACATCTAAATGTCAAGAAGCAAGAAAAAAAGAAGGTCATTTTGATCTATATTTAAAAGGAAAAGGAATCGACATTGGTTGTGGCAATGACAAACTAGTAGTAGAAGAAGGTAGTGTGGATTGTTGGGATTTAAACAATGGCGATGCAATGCTAATGAAAAGTATTGCAAATGAGACTTATGATTTTGTTTATTCGTCACATTGCCTAGAACACTTAGAAGATGTAGAGATAAGTCTTTATAATTGGTCAAGAATACTCAAAAAAGGTGGATGTCTTTATTTTGCAGTACCAGAATATATTCTTTTTGAAAGCATGACATTCCCATCTATTTTTAATACAGATCACAAACAAACATTTTCCTATTACATTAAAAAAGAACAAGTAAAGAGAGATAACCATTATTATTACACAGATATAATCAAAATAATTGAAAATCTTAACATG